CTAGAGACAGATTTAGAAGATCTTGACGAAGTTAAAGACGAAGAAGTTGATGAATCATCAGATGATGAGGAAACTAACGAAGCGTCAGACGACGACGAGACTAACGAAGCAACAGACGAAGAAGTTGATGAGTCAGATGAAGATTTAGACGAAGCAACAGACGAAGAAGTTGATGAAAACTTCGGAGAATTTACACCAGAAGCTGACCCAATGGGCGGCGACACGACGGATGCTATGATGAAAGACATCGAAGCAGGCGGCGAAGAAGGTGAAATGGACGGCGACATGGACAATATGGCTGATGCACAAGATGATGCAGACGTTGAAGACCGTGTAGTTGATCTAGAAGATGCTCTTGATGACCTTAAAGCAGAATTTGAAAAAATGATGTCAGGTGATTCAGATGATGGTGAAGAAGGCGACGAAGATGACGCTGAAGAAATGCCAGATATGGATGACGAAGGTGATGAAGACAAGGACGAGGCATTTAATGTCGGATCCGAACTTAGCGTAGAAGACGAAGCACCAGCTTTCGAAGGCACTAGAACTGCTGGAGAGCAAATGAGAGAGTACGTAGAGAAAGTAACGGCTAAAATGGGCGATACTGGAACAGACGGCACTAAATCACCAGTTGCTGGTAAAAATGACATGGGTGGAACTACTGCTAATATCGCAAAAGGCGGTACAGGTAGTGAAAAAGGTACTGCTGGCGGATTAGCTGGTAATACTCCTAAAGAAGAAAATGCAGGGAACGTAAATGTACCAGGCGGAAAAGCTTCTAAGTCAATGAGTGCAAACGCTAAAGGCCATGGCGCAGAGAAAAAAGGCGCAGGCGAGTCTGGAACAAATAGTAAAAGTACTATTGGTTCTTAATTGAGATTAAGGAAAACTAGATGTTAAACTTAACTGAAACACTATCATTCGACCAAGCAAAGATGGTCGTCGAGACTACTGAAAACGATGCAGGTGGAAAAGACTTGTATCTCAAAGGTATCTGCATACAAGGTGGTGTTCGTAACGCTAACCAGCGTGTATATCCTGTAACTGAGATTGGTAGAGCTGTCAACACGCTCAACGATCAGATTCAAGGTGGATATAGTGTGTTAGGTGAAGTAGATCATCCTGAAGGACTTAATGTTAATTTAGATCGTGTAAGTCATATGATCACAGAAATGTGGATGGATGGTCCAAACGGTTACGGAAAACTTAAAGTAATTCCAACCCCGATGGGACAACTAATTCAAACCATGATACAAAATGGTGTAAAATTAGGTGTTTCGTCTAGGGGATCTGGAAATGTTAAAGAAGATGGAAGCGGCGAAGTCAGCGAATTTGAAATTATTACAGTTGATGCCGTTGCTCAACCAAGTGCTCCAGGGGCGTATCCAACGCCTATTTACGAACACTTAATGAATACCCGTGGTGGGTATAAGGCAATAAATATGGCTCGCGAACTTAATGGCGACGAAAAGGCACAGAAATACTTAAAGGAATCGTTGGTGAACATTATCAACGGTCTCCGCTAACAAGGAGAAAAATATGTTAGATGCACTGAAGACACTCTTTGAAAATAATGCAATTTCCGAAGAAATCAGAGCAGAAATCGAACAAGCATGGGAACAAAGGATTCAAGAGAATCGTTTGAATGCCACAGCTGAACTTCGCGAGGAATTCGCTCAAAAGTATGAGCATGACAAAGGAACAATGGTGGAAGCTATTGATACTATGTTAGAAGAAAAACTTGCAGAAGAACTTAATGAGTTCGCAGACGATCGTCAAAAACTAGCCGAAGCAAGAGCAAAATATGCAGTAGCAATGCGTGAAAACGCAACACTAATGCAGAAGTTTGTTGTTGGGCAGTTAGGCAAAGAGATTGGCGAGCTTCATGAAGATCAAAAAGCTATGGCAGGAAAGTTTTCCAAACTTGAGAATTTTGTTGTTGATTCATTATCTAAAGAAATCGCAGAGTTTTACGAAGACAAAAAAGACTTGGCTGAGACAAAAGTACGTTTAGTACGCGAAGCCAAAACACATCTAGCTAAAGTTAAATCTAAGTTTATCACAGACGCAACTAAGATTGTTGCAGGAACAGTTGAGAAAGGTCTTAATAAAGAAATAACTCAATTGAAGGAAGACATTGATACAGCTCGTAAGAATGATTTTGGACGTAAGATTTTCGAATCTTTTGCATCAGAATACACTAACAGCTATCTTAATGAGAAATCCGAAACTTCTAAACTATTAAAAGTAGTTACGTTGAAAGATAAACAATTAGCTGAAGCTAAAAAAATGGCAAGTAAAGCAGTTAGTCTAGTAGAAAGTAAGAATACTCAGATTAAAATTGCTAAAGATACTGCCAAACGAAAAGAAGTTATGAATGAACTACTTTCACCTCTTAACCAAGGTCAAAGAGAAATCATGGCTGACTTACTGGAATCTGTACAAACCGAAAAACTTAATAAGTCTTTTGACAAGTACATGCCAAGCGTTATCGCAGGGAACTCTCCAGCTAAGGAAACCAAGGCAACACTTACTGAAGGCACACAAATTACAGGCAATAAACAAACCAATGACATAGATGCAAGCTCGTCGGCTACGGATAACGTAGTTGATATTAGAAGACTTGCAGGATTGAAATAAGGAGAAAAAAATGTCAGAACTATTAGAAAGTCGCTGGCAGGATACAAAGACTGCACTTCTTGAAGGCCTAGAAGGCAATAAGAAAGCCGTGATGGGCGTGACTCTGGAAAATACCAAAAGGTATTTGGCAGAGACTGCTACAGCAGGTGCATCTTCAGCAGGTAATGTTGCAACTCTAAACAGAGTTATCCTACCAGTAATCAGACGTGTTATGCCAACTGTTATCGCCAATGAGTTAGTCGGTGTACAGCCAATGACAGGTCCCGTGGGTCAGATCCACACATTAAGAGTTCGTTACTCAGACACACAAGATGATGTGACTGCAGGCGAAGAAGCTCTATCACCATTCAAGATTGGTGTTGGCTACTCAGGAGGCGGAAGTACAGATAAAGCTGATACTACTGCAACTTTAGAAGGTCAAGCTGGCAAGAGATTGTCAATTCAAATCTTGAAGCAGACAGTCGAAGCAAAAACCAGAAAGCTATCAGCTAGATGGACTTTTGAAGCGGCTCAAGACGCTCAAGCACAACAAGGTATCGACATCGAAGCAGAAGTAATGGCGGCATTAGCCCAAGAAATTACTGCTGAAATAGATCAAGAGATCCTTGCATCATTGCGTAACTTAGCTGGTACAGCTAGCCAAGCATATGATCAAGCAGGCGTTTCAGGAACTGCAACATTCGTAGGCGACGAACATGCGGCATTAGCTGTTATGATCAACAAAGTTGCTAACGATATCGCGGCAAGAACACGTCGTGGCGCAGGTAATTATGCAGTGGTTAGCCCATTTGCATTAACTATCCTACAGTCTGCAACAACAAGTGCATTTGCACGTACAACTGAAGGTACTTTTGAAGCTCCAACAAACACTAAAATGGTTGGTACTTTGAACGGTGCAATGAAAGTATACGTAGACGCATATGCAGGCGACAGTACTGACGTACTAATTGGATACAAAGGATCAAGCGAATCAGACGCACCAGCGTTCTACGCTCCTTACATTCCATTAATGTCAAGTGGTGTTGTTTTAGATCCATCAACATTTGAGCCAGTAGTATCATTTATGACACGCTACGGTTATGTTGAGTTGTCTAACGTTGCTTCTTCACTAGGTAACGCGGCTGACTACTTAGGCAAAGTTTCTGTTGCCAACGTAACATTCAGCTAAGATCTCTTAGTAGAAACAAAATTAAAATAGGTCCCTTAGGGGGCCTATTTTTTTGACTAAATATTAGTATGAGAGACGAGTACGCCTCAGCGTTCTATGACGTAGTTAAAGACACTCGTAATAGAACAGGCATTGCGATGCCCGAGTACATCGAACATTACATTGTATGTTTGCTGGCTTCCCATGTTGACAAATCCGATTTCCTCCCTACAAAAACATTTGCTGAATCTATATTAAAGATTAGTAATTCAAGAGATGCAAAGACTCTAGGAGATACTTGTTTGTTTGTTACAGGTATATTTCCTGAATACGGTCTAAACGTTGAATATTATTCAAGTATTGGTAAGATGAGCTATAACAGATGCACACATAACTTAAACATAGAATTGTTTGAAACTCTGTCAAAACACTTTGATCACATTCGTTTTTTTATTAATCATATTCGCAATGATAAATACAATGTCAAGAGGAGAGCCTCTAGATGAGGACTTATGGAGAACACCATCTCCGTAGACCTAGAACGTCAACTTTTAAGGAGAAACAAAATGGGTAGACCAATTAATAAAAAACACATTGGTGATGGAGCAGGTAAAATCCAAGTAACAGCAGTTAAATTTGCGGCAGGCGGAGAAATTACTACTGAGTCACATATTGTGTCACAAAGATCAACAAAGAAATTCATCGTAACTGATGGAAGTAAAACAGAAACTTGTACACTTGTTAACAAGTCAATCGGTGGATTAGGTGCTGGTGAATTTTGCATTAACGTAACTGACAGTGACGGTGTTACTAAACAGATTACAAAAATGTACAACAGAAAAATGCAACTTGAAAGCGGATCAAAGCACAAATGGGCAAGATCAGCTACAGGAACAAGTTCAGCAGTTGAAAAAGTTATTTCAGGTGCAACAGCGGCAAATCCATGTGTTATTACAGCAACTGGACACGGCTTCAGCAACGGAGATAAAGTATCTATCCGTGGCGTAGTTGGCATGGTTGAGCTTAATCTTGAAACTGCATACACAGTGGCAAACAAAGCAACTAACACATTTGAATTAGCAGGTGTTAATAGTACTGGCTTTACTGGTTATACATCAGATGGTGTAGCAACTAAAGCGGCGGCTGAAAGTGGCGGCATTGTAATTGACGCACAAGCATCTTAATATAAGATATAAATGTTGTGGGGGCAAGTTCCCCACAACAATTTAAGGAATTATAAATGTCAAAGATTTTAAATGTAAACACAGGTAATTATGTAGCAAGAGTATCAAGTGGAAACACTATTACTTTTGACACAGGTACCCAGGCAGGTACAGTTGTTATAACGGGCGACTTACAAATTAACGGTACGCAAACTACTGTTAATTCGCAAACATTAGATTTAGTTGACAACATCATCACTTTAAACAAAGGTGAATCTGGTGCAGGAGTTACTGAAAATACAGCAGGTCTTCAAATTGATAGAGGAACTGCAACAGATGCATTATTGATTTTTGATGAACAAACATCTTTTAATGATCCTGTAACACAAACTGTTAAAGCAGGCACATTTGTGTTTAAGACAGCAGACAATGCTATTATTGGACTAAGAACAAATGCTATTACTACTGGTGGAGGAGATCTATATCTAATCAATAGTGGTACAGGTGTAATTAGTGTAAGCGGTACAAATAATTACGAAAGTCAAATTACAGACGACGACGATATTCCAAACAAGAAGTATGTTGACGATACAGTTACAACGGGTATTCAAACTATTACTATTCAAAGTATTGCTAGAGGAGACTCAAGTCTTAACTTGTTTGATGAAAGTATTGACGGCGGAGTTAGTAATTTAAAAATTACAATTGACGGTACTGAAGTAGCACAGTTTAAAAAGAATACAACAGAAATTGAAGATATTGTTTTCCAAGATAATACAATATCAACATTAACAAGTGCAACAGACTTAACACTTAGTAGTTCAGGTACATCATTTGTAACTATTGACGGTATTTTAAAAATGCCAGTGCAAGCAGGTGGCGCAAGTATTAATCCAGGTACTAATATTGCTATATACGGAAAAGATCCGGCTATAGGAAATAGTGGTGTTTGGTATAAAAACAAAGATGCATACGAAGACGAATTGATAAGTACTAATAGATCACTATTGTTTAGTATGTTATTTTAAGGAAAGAAATATGGCGATTATAAACGGACAACTATCTATAGCAGACAAAACACACTTAACAGTGCCAGCTGGTAAAAGATATGCAATTACAACTATTATGGTTTGTAACACACAACCTGTAGACACAGGCGGAAACAACGACTCACAGTTTGATTTGCATGTTGTACCAAGTGGCCAAACTAAAGGTACAGCAGATCCAAACGCAAACCAAATTATTAATAATTTAGTAGTTGCTGGCGCTGACACATTTACGTTCGATACTGAAAAGTTAGTTTTAGAAGCAGGCGATACTATTGTTACAGCAAGTCAGTCTCCAGCTAACTTGGTTATGACTATTAGTTACTTGGAAGTATAAATGAGATTTTTAAAAGCACAAACAACTTCTAGAGGTATTAACTCAGATACTAAAGGATTTAATATTGATTCTTTAGGACTAGCAAATATTAATACTGACAAAGCAGTTATTGTACCTAAAGGAACACAAAACCAACGTCCGTACACTGGTGTTGAAGGTATGCTTAGATATAATTCTGATACTAATGATTTTGAAGTTTTTCAAAACAGTGTTTGGAAACCAGTTAGATTTAGAGAGCCAACAACTATTGTTCAACAAAACTTAGGTAATGGTAACGGCACTGAAACTACATTTGGACCATTAAATTCAGGTGATACATATTATCCTGTGCCAATTTCAGAAAACAATATTTTAGTTACAATTGAAAACGTATTCCAATTAGCAACAACAAACTATTCAATAGTTCAAAATCCAAGTTCAGGACCAGGTGCTCCATATGCATCAGGATATTATCTAGTGTTTGGAACTCCAGTCCCAACAGGCAAACCAGTACAAGTACTACATAACTTCGACAAGTAATTACTATAAATAGTAGTAATATAGAGAGGGAATATTATGAGTACACAAGTTGCCCGCATTGGTGGACAGTTACTACAAGATAACTTATTAAGAGAATTAGCAGATTTAAAATTTGATAACGATCTTTTGGTTGTCAAACGTGATAATACTTTAGGTATTAACACTACTACAACTCCTCGAAATTTAACAGTTAGCGGTACATTACGTACAACATCAGGTAACAGTGATCCTGATATTCTATTTGGAAACAGTTTTAAAGTTGGCGATCTAACACTAGCAACAACTGGTATTAGCTCTCCAAGTGGAAACATTACTCTCAAATCTACACACTCTGAAGGTTATATAACAACAACAGGTATTGGTAGTTATAACTTTGCTGTTAAAGGCGATGGTATACAAGCATTACAAACTAACGGCGGTATTGGCATTAAGTCAGAAGTACTTACTGGACAAACTGAGGCTTGGAACTCTAACAGTAACTACGGTAACTTTTGGAATCCAGGGCCAATAACTAGTGCAAGTAGTCCTCCTAACGACATGGATCGATTGTATGATTATGCGTTAACATTATCACAATCTGGTAACTGGACAGCTGAAGAACTTGCGGCACTTGACTTTGACGGTGACGGTGATATACAAGCAGATGACGTACTTAAACTAGGAACAATGAACACTAAATTTGTTGATGGTGTTGCTTATCCTGCATCTAGAACATTAGCAGACCATGCTAATACTGATGCATTTAAAGCATACATTGCAAGTTATTATCCTAGATCAGTTCCAAGAGAGTTACAATTACAAACCGGCGGAACACTTACTGTTACAGGTAATCTACATGCAACAGGTAACATTACATACGGTGGTACTTCAATTACTATTGGTGATGATAGTACAGACACAGCAAGTTTTCTAGCAGAATTTAAAAATGATTTAATACCCGATGATAATGATAGATTTCATATTGGTAAAGACGATGACAGCACAGGACCTGCAAAAGGATTTAAAATTGCTGTTGATAACTTAATTGCAGACAGTGTAAAAGCAAACGGACTAGTTTATCAAGGAATTGAACTTACAAAAGATGTTGGAATTTATTATGTTTCAACTAATAACGGTAATGACGTTAATGATGGTAATAACCCAGGCGGACCATTTGCATCAATTACAAAGGCTCTTAGCGTTGCAACAGACGGAGATCTAATTTACATTTACCCAGGACAGTATCAAGAAACATTTCCAATGACTGTGCCTAAAGGTGTTACTATACAAGGTGATAGTATTAGAGGTGTTGAAATTTATCCAACATCAGCTACACAAAGTAACGATGCATTTTTAGTTAACAGTGATGCTACTATTGAAAATATAACTGTTAAAGACTTTTATTATGCTAGTGGCGGAAATACAGGGTATGCTTTCCGTTTTCCAAATAACTTCTCAACAAACATTTTTGAACAAGAACCAGGAAGAAGTCCATATATAAGAAACGTAACTGTACTTACAAAAGGATCAACTACAAGCGTAAGCGATCCAAGAGGATTTGATGCAGGCGATGCAGGTAAAGGTGCATTAGTTGACGGATCAGTTGTTGATCAAAATAGTGCAAGTGCAAGCATGTTATTCCATAGTTGTACATTTATTACTCCGGGTGTAGATGCACTAACAATTACAAACGGTGTTAGAGTTGAATGGCTCAATAGTTTTACCTACTTTGCTAACAGAGGCATTTACATGTTACAGGGTTCTGGGAGAACAGCAAAAGATGGAACTACAGTCTACGGTGGCGAACTAAGAACTATTGCTAGTGCAAACGTATATGGAAACAAAGGTATTGAAGCAGATGGTGCTAACTGTTTAGCATACATGGTTAATCATAACTTTGCGTATATTGGTTCAGGTAAAAATATTACTAACGACAATACAACAACTATACAAGTAAATGAAGTAACTGAATTAAACAATGCTACAGTTTATTTTACAGGACAAGATCAAAAAGGTAACTTTAGAGTTGGAGATAAATTCTTAGTTGACTTAGAAAACGAAAGAACTAGCTTTGATATTGAAAGTATTTTTGCAACAAATTCACAAGTACAAATCCGTAATGGAAATGATACTGTTACACTTAATCAAGGTGTAGTTGCATTAGATAATATTGTTGTACAAGGCAATGTAATTGAAGCAACAAAGTCAGCTATTAATTTTAATAGTGTAGGAAATATTGTATTCCAAGGAAATGTTATTGCACCAAGTGTTGATATAACAGGAAACTTGTCAGTTGGTGGAGCACTTAATACTATAGGAAATTCTCCAACAGACACTGTTGATTTTAATACAAACATTAGTCAAAACTTTGAGCCAGGATCAACTGAAGGATTAGTTTTAGGTACTGATGTAAAACGTTGGAAAGAATTACATACAAAAACAGCAATAATTAATAGTATTACTATATCATCACAATCTATTGCTACTAACGAATCTAATGCAGATTTATATATTACTGCAACAGGTACAGGTAAAGTTCGTGTAGAAAATTTAGAATTTAAAGATAATAAAATTATTGGTAAGTTTAGTCCGGAAGGCGAATTTATTGTTACTGATTATGAACTATCAACACCATCTATTTTTAATGGTAATCAAGCATTTAAAACTCAGTTACCAAGATATACAACAGTGTTTGGTATTCCGGTATTAGGAACATCAACAGTTAGCGACCTTGCAATTAAACATGCGGCAAATATGTTAGCAAGTTATCTTGACAATGACTATAACGGTGTTGCAGATAACACAGCATTACTTGCAACATTCTCAAGCGGCTTATATGGTATTGTTGTATATGCTGATGCATCCGAAGAAACTTCATTATCAAGTACATTTGGTTCGTTTGCAATAAACAGAACATTTGGTGTTTATCAAAGCGAAATGAATAGTTACTTAGGTGACGGAGTAAACAGTCAAAGAGATTTAGCAAGCGAAAAGATATTTAAAAATATGCTTATTCCAAGAATAAGTGGATTGTATACTGCATTAAGCACAACTAGACCAAGCACACTTACAACAGCATTAGATTCAGCACGTGGCGGATATCAAGCAGGCGGTGTTGTAAACTATAACTATCCAGCGTTTGCATGGTATACTGATGCTACTGGATTAAATTATAACGATTTATGTTATGAGTATTTGTACTTGTTAACAGCAACTATGGCAGGTAGTTTATCTTGGAGATCAGGAACTATTACTGCATTGTTTGATCATTACACAAGTAACTTATTATCAAATAACGATGCGGCAGGATTTTCAATAGCAAATACTGCTTCGTTCTATTTGCCTATTACAAATAGTCCTTCAATTGATTATTGGACAAGTGTAACAAATAACCTAGGCGGAACAAATAGAGATGTTATACTTAAACCAACAGGAAATGTAACTATAAGTGCCACAAGTGATTTACAAGTTCCAAAAGGAACAACAGCTCAACGTCCTGCAATACAAGGCGGAATAAGGTATAACACTACGTATGGAACACTAGAAGGACTAGAATCTGCTGGTAGTGTTTCCCTTGATGGTATTTACGATACCGATAGAGATACATATTTAAATCTAAGTAATAACCAGTTTAACTTTGTTACAGCAGGTCAAACAAATCATACACTTAACGGAACATTAATTGAATCAACTGGATTTAGTAGTGATCATAAATTTAGTATCGACGGTAATATAGTATCAAGTGATGAAGTAGACGGTACAAGTACACTTAGATCAAACGGTACTGGATACACTGAAATTGAAAATGTTAAATTTAGAAACAGTGAACTTTGGAATTGGAGTAGTGATAACTTTACATTTAATTTAACTAACACTACCGGAAATGCTTTCTTAAAAATTGATAATACAAGCGGTATGGTTGTGCCACTTGGTACTACTGCACAGCGTCCTGCAGGACCAGAAGTGGGGCATACAAGGTACAATAAACAACTAGAATTCCTTGAAACTTGGAACGGATCTAACTGGATTAATGCGGCTGGTGAAGTTGAAAGTATCGAAGCATCTGATGTTGAAGAATTAGCATACGTATTCAACCTTATACTAGACTAATTTCTTAATACGGATAAATAATAATAACGCATCAACAAGGGTAGACCAACCCGATGCTGGACAAACTGTGGTTAGCCGGCAAAGAGTGAAAACTGTAAATTTGGCTAGAGGGACAGGATCCCCGTATTGAGGAGAGAAGATGGCAATTGGTCGCATATCGGGTCCTCTCTTAAAGGAAAACCTCCTACGTAATGGGACGGATTTAGCTTTTGAGACAGACCTATTATACTTAGATGTAACAAATCGTCGAATCGGTATTAAAACCACCAATCCACAATACGCACTAGACGTTGCAGGCGTTGCCCGAGTAACAGATTTAGAAATTACAAATACTACTTTCCAAGTTGGAAACGTAACTATTAATGGTGCAACAAGCACTATATCAACTACTGCACAAGAATTTGCTATTGCAACTGCTGACAATACTATTGTTGGTAATAGAGTTGTTGTAGGCGATTTAGAACTTAATAACAACTTTATTGAAAATACAAATACAAACGATGATTTGTTTATCCGTGCTAACGGCACTGGAGTTATTAACATTGTAGGTAACACAACTGTTACTGGTAATTTACACGCTACAGGAAATATTAGTGCCGACGGAAATATTACAATTGGTGATAGTGACACTGACAATATTTTTATTAATGCAGACATTGCAAGTGATATTATGCCTGATGTGCATAACACTTATAACATTGGTACTGCAACAAAACGTTGGGCAACAGGTAACTTTGCTAACGTAACAACAAACACACTAACAACAAATGACCTAGATTTTGGTGCTATTGATTTGATCAGTATACCAGGAAATATCATTTATGTATCATCTAACGGTAGTGATGCAAGAACAGGAACACACCCACAAGATCCAGTTGCAACTATTGCAAAAGGTTTAGAACTTGCTGGATTACATGATACAGTTTACATTTATCCAGGACAATACCAAGAAGCATTTCCATTAACTGTACCACAAGGTGTTACAGTAAGAGGACACAGTTTACGTGCAGTTGAAATTTCACCAACAAGTGGAACACAAAGCAACGATGTATTTTTAATGCAAGGCGACTCAGCAGTTGAAGATGTTACAATTAAAGATTTTTATTACAATGCTGGAGCAGTAACAGGACACGCTTTCCGTTTTGCAAACAACTTTAGAGTTTACGAAAGATCACCTTATATTAGAAACGTAAGTGTTATTACAAAAGGTACTACTGTTTCCAACACAGATCCAAGAGGCTTTGCGGCCGGCGATGCAGGACGTGGCGCATATTTAGACGGAAGTGTTGCTCATACTGATTCAAGAGAAGCGGCGATGTTATTCCACAGTGTAACATTTATTACGCCAAATGCAAGTGGATTAAAAGTTACTAATGGTGCAAGAGTAGAATGGCTAAATTGTTTTACATATTTTGCAGACAAAGGTATTGAAATACTTGAAGGCGCAACTGGTCTTAAAGGTGATGGTAAAACAAGAATTAAGTACAGCGGCCTAGCAGGAACAACACCTGCCGCAGGACAAACAATTACATTAAAAGATGCTGACGGAACACAACTAGCACAATCAACTATTGAAAGTGTAGGAACAAACGAAGTTATTATTGACGGTAGAGCAAACGGATTTATTACCCCATTAAGTAGAGCTAAGAAAACTGTTACAGCAGTAGGCAATGCACAGATAGTTACAACAGGTGCTGTTAAGTATGGTACTGGTATGGGATTATTTGACGGTACTGACGACAGATTTACATTAACAACAGCAAGTGATTTTGGATTTGGAACTGGTGACTTTAGTGTTGAATGTGTAATTTATATTGCAGACGATACTGGAACTGAAAGTAAATTTGATTTTAGAGCAGGATCAGATACAGATAACGCACTACATTTTTATACAGTTGATAGGAAGCCTAAAGTATACATTGGTAATACTGAAATAATGGCTCCTGATGTTACGTTAATTAATACTACTTACTATCATATCATGGTATCAAGAGTAGGCACTACAATTAAATTATTTATAGACGGTGCAGTACAAGCAACAACATCTAATAATACTAACTTAGGAACAACAAAGCCATTAATAATTGGTAACAATTATGCAGGTACACAGGGATTTGATGGACGTATTGATGACTTTAGAGTTAGAAAAGGCGTAGGTGTAACAAATGCATTTAGTAACCCTACAGCACCTACAGTAGTTGATCAGTATACAGTTTTAAAATTAGACTTTAACGGTGATAACGGATCACAAATTTTAGTAGACGATGATACATTTATTCAAGACATTGATTTTAGTGCAGGTGGCACAGCAACAGGTTTAACATTAATTGATCATTCAGACTTTGGTGGAGAAATTAGAAGTATTGCAAGTGCAAGTGTTTACGGTAACTATGGTATTCATGGCACAGGAAGCGGATCAGTTGTTTATGCAATTGGTATGAACCTTGCTTATATTGGTACAGGCAAAGATGTAACTAACGACAATACAGCAGTTATACAAGCAAACGAAGTAGTTGCTAATAGTGATGCAAACGTTTACTTTAGCACAGTTGATCATAAAGGCGACTTTAGAGTTGGAGATTTATTTAGAATTAATCAAGAAACAGGCGAAGTAACATTTACTAACGCAGAATTCTTGTTTAACAATAACCAAGGTATTACATTTACTGATGGTACAAGTACAACTATTATTGACGGAACAAAAGTTGAAAGCGGAAATATTAAAATTAGCGGAAATACTATTAGTAGTACGAGCGGCGACATTAATATTAATAGTTCAACAAGTACAATTAATTTACAAGACAATGTTAACATTACAGGTAACTTAGATGTTACTGGCAATGTAACAGTTGGTGGCAATATCACACTTGGTGACGAAGACACTGACACAATTAATATTAATGCTAGAATTGATAGTGATATTATACCTAATCTTGATGACACATACAAACTAGGTACTACTTTATTAAACTGGTCAGAAGCAAATATTGGTAAAGTTTACGTTGATGATATTATCATTGACAACGATACTATTACTACAACTGCAAGTAACGGCGATATTAATATTACAACTAACGGTGTTGGTCAAGTTATTATTGACAACATTGAACTTAGTGGAAATACTGTTGCTAACCCAGGTGGAGATATTGTATTAGATCCGAGTAGTCAAACTGTTAAAATTGACGGTACAGGATCATTAACATTACCTAAGGGTACAACAGCACAACGTCCAGGATCACCAATAGCAGGTATGCTACGTTATAATACAACTACAAGCGTATTTGAAGCATATACTACTGATTGGAATACACTAGGTGGTGTATACGATCTTGATAGAGATACTTATATTACACCAGAAATAACACCAGGTGCAGATGACGATACATTACGCTTTTATGCTGGTGGATCACTTGTAGCTGACGTTACTTCACAAAGATTTGATGCAAAACGGTTAGAAGTTGATGATATTGCTGTACACGGTAGTATATTAGAAACAATTACAACTAATCAAAACTTGCTTTTACGTGCAAATGGAAGTGGTTATGTTGCTGTTGAAAACTTTAGTTTTAACGGAAATCAGATAACTAATACTATAGATGGTGCTGTTACTACATTAAAGCAACAAGGTACAGGTTACTTTAAAGTTGATGGTACAGGCGGATTTGTTATTCCAGTTGGTAATAATGCAAACAGACATCCAAGTCCCGAACTAGGAATGATGCGTTATAACACTGTTGAAGATAGAGTTGAAATATACGATATTGGAAATAACTGGGTTTCAGTTGCAGGTGCCACTGGTGCTGTAACGTTTAATGATGCAGAGGAAATTGCGATTAAACTTGCATTAACAATTTAGGAAAGAAATATGGCAACTAATTTTAAAAATATTATAGGCAAACAAATTGGTACTGAAAGAGTAGCAGTGTACACAACACCAGCGGCAACTAGTACAACAATTATTGGTATGAACATTGCTAACTTAACAGGAAGTATGGTAAGTGTTGATATTGAAATTGGAGACGAAGCAAGTTCCATTGGATATATGATTAAGGGAATGCCTATTCCTCCAAGTACTGCAATGAAGCCAATTGGTAAAGGTGAAAAAATTGTCCTTGATGCAACTAATACGTTGTATGTTAGATCGGACACAACTGAGTCACTTGATGTGATTCTTAGCTTAGTGGAGATAGTATAATGAGTGATGGTAGCTTAGGACAAAGTCTTTCAGATATGGTTAACCAAACCGACACAAGGTATTTTTACGGATTACGTAGAACAACCGAAGGTGAACTATTTATTGGTAAAGTTGATCAATTAAAAAGTCATGATAGTATTGCAATTAATGGCGAAGGTGACCCTGCAGAAAATTACGAAGATTTCCAACAAGGTGAAGACTTTCTTGAAGGTAGAGATGTAAACCATAAAAGGGTTTACCTAAATTTAAACTACGAGCAGTTTAGATGGGATAATAGAAACATTAGTTACTATATTGATGATAGCGGAAATTTAGTAGCACGAATTAATGAGGATTATACATACCCAACTGGAGTATGAATAAATACGTAAAAGGTAAAGAAAATGGCAGAATTTAAACTTAGTAGAATTAGATTTAACTGGAAGGGTGCTTGGGCCGGTGGTAGTGATTATATCGTTGATGATATGATTGAATACCAAGGTTTTACGTATGTGGCATTAAAAACACATACAGGAGGAACTTTCTATAATGATGTTGCAGGTACAGATGTTACACCAGCTGAACCAAAATGGATTAAACAATCCGAAGGTAAAGTTTGGAAAAACACTTGGACTGTAAGCACACATTATTCTATAGGTAACATTGTTAAGTATGGTGCTAGTATTTACGAATGTACTGAATCACATACATCTGCCGCTACGTTTACTTCAGGAACAGACGGACTAGTTGCTGACATTGGAAAATGGACATTAGTTGCTGTTTCGTCCGCTGACTGGAAATACAACTGGACTATTAATACATTATATAGAACAAATGATCTTGTACGTTATAACGGTAAAGTTTATAAAGCAACTAATCAGCACGTTTCTGCCGCAACTACGCTATTAGGACTTGAAGCTAACCAAGCTGACTGGACTGTACTATCAGACAGTGATACTTGGAGAGCTACATGGTCAATTGGTACACGATATCGTGTTAATGATATTGTTAAGTACGGTGGTATTGTTTATCAATGTGCTCAAGGACATACATCAGCAGATTCAATTGCACTTGGCCTAGAAGAAGATCAAGCTAAGTGGGCAGTACAACTAGACGGTATTGAATATGTAACTAAAGTTTATGTTAATGAACAATCAGGTGCAGAAACTATTCAAGGCATTTGGCAAGCAGGTTATAGATATAAGAAAAACGATATTGTAAAACGTGGTGCAAACTTAATGAAGTGTCTAGCTGGACATACTTCAACAACAGGTTCAGCAGGATTTAATACTGATTACGGAACAAGTAAATGGGCAATATATTTGCCAGGTTCAGAATATGAAAATGTTTGGGCAGATAACGTTTACTACCAACCAGGCGATACTGTATTATACGGTGGTTACATTTATAAAGCAGTTACATTTAATACAGCGTTAAACCCAAGTTTATATGCAACTGACTGGAATGTTACATTTGAAGGATATAAGTTTAGAGATGACTGGAACGGCGAAGATGGTGCAAGTTCGTTTGTAGATTATAAAACAGGCGATCTAATACGTTATTCAGGAAACTTATATATTGCTATTCAAGATAATACAAACTTACAACCTGATGCGTGGCCAGCATATTGGGAATTAGTTATTGACGGAAGACAATGGCGTGATTACTGGGAAGATAACATTGAGTACTTTAAAGGTGATATGGTTAACTGGGAAGGCTCTACATATACTTGTCTAGCATATCATCGTTCAACAGAATCAGCATCAAGACCAGATTTAGATGTAGAACAACCAGATCAAAACTACTGGAAAATTGCAGTACTTGGTACATTAACTAACAAGTTAGCAAGAAAAGGTGACTTAAAAACTTTCCAAGATCAAGATTCAACAGCAATTGACACATTACGTTTACCAATTGGTGCATTTGGTCAAGCATTAAGATCAACTACTGGTATGCCGGATTGGGATACATTAGACTTACAAGCAAAATTATATTATGTTTCACTTAACGGAGTTGATGATGCAACAGGTGGTGGCTCATTAAACGCTCCATTTAGAACTGTTGGATTTGCAATGAGTTACTTATTAGCAGATGAACCTAATAGAGTTGGTGAACACGCAAAAGTCCAAGTTATGTCAGGCGAATTTGCTGAAATACTTCCAATTAGTATTCCAAGTAAAGTTGCACTAGTAGGCGCAGAACTTAGAACAACTACAATTAGACCAGCAGTACCTACTGAAGATGTTGTATTAGGTGAAAAAACTTATTTACACGGTGTACCACAACCACAGATACCATTAATTATTCCATCAGCTAACAGTTTATCAAATATGTTCTATGTTAGAAATGGTTGCGGAATTCGAAACTGTACACTAAAAGGATTAACAGGAACACTAGTAGGACCAAATGATTACGGAACAAGCCGTCCAACAGGCGGAGCATTTGTTTCATTAGATCCAGGTACTGGCCCAGACGATACAAGTGTTTGGATTGCAAACGTAAACAACATGGAATACACACCAACAACTGGTACTTATGCACCAGCATCAGGTGTAATGACATTGACTCTTCCAACTGCACAATATACACCAGTAGATGGAACAACTTATAATCCATCAACGGGCCAAATGGTATTAGCATTTGCGACAGCACACGGATTAGCTGTAGGAGAAGAAATTAGCTTTGCAAATAATAGTTTAACATTTACATGTGCAAAAGACAACTTTGATAGTAATCATACGTACCCAAGAGTTACAGATCCAGCATACGGAGAAAAACGTAAAGTTGTTGCCAAAACAGATAAAACAATTACTGTAAATGTTGGCGTTAACCCAGACGGTGTTTATGAACATAGATTTATAAGTTCTAGCAATAATTCAATAAGCTGGGCTCATAATATTAAAATTGGAAACACAATTACTATTGATGCAAATAGTTTAGCATGGACCTGTGCTAGTGATGGTAATGCAACACAACTGTTACACCCAAGATCAACAGATCCGTACTACAATAAGAATATTTTAATTACAAATGTAAGTGGTAATGTTATTACAATGAATGTCGGTATTAGTTCAGAATTATCTGCACACACATTTGTAAGTGCAACAGCAGGTGCTGTTAACTTAAAAAGAATTGCAGGCGGTAAATCAACATATGTACAAGGTGTTACTACAATTGGTAATAACTGTATTGGAATGAAAATTGACGGTGCATTACACAACGGTGGTAATAAATCAATCGTTGCTAACGACTTTACACAAGTACTAAGTGACGGCATTGGCTACTGGGCTACAAATAGAGGACGTTCAGAGCTAGTTAGTGTGTTTACATATTATGCACACATTGGTTACCTAGCTGAAAACGGTGGTATTTTACGTGCTACTAACGGTAACAACTCATACGGAACATTTGGTAGTGTTGCAGAAGGATTTGACTCAACAGAAACTCCACAGTTAGCTACAGTTAACAACCAAAGCGGAGAGGCAACAGTAGACGAAGTTTGGTCAACTGGTACTTCAATACTAGCAATAGCATATAAAAATACAGGTCAATCATATACACAAGCAACAACATCAACTACACAAGCATCAGGTGTTGGTTTAAATATGATATACGATGAATTTAGACAAGGCGGAATTTCTAAAATTGATTTACAATTACCAGATGACAGTACAAACGTTGGTGGTAGAGGATTTAAATCTTTTGGTAACTCAGCACAAGGTGGCGATTTATCAAGCGTTATTTTAGCGGCTTCAGAAGTACGAACTAAAGCACAGCTAGTAGGAATGCGTATTGTTATTACTGAAGGTATTGGTGCAGGACAATATGGATGGATTCAAAATTATAATCCTTCAACATTTACTGCAACAGTTTATAAAGAATCTACAAATACAGCAGGCTGGGATAATATTGTTCCAGGAAAATTAAATGCAACAGCATTATCAGAAACTACAGTTTACTTTTACGAGCCAAGAGTTAGTGTGTCAAGCCCAATATTTAGTAAGTCAAACACTAGTGTACAAACAGGTGCATTAGACATAGGGTACAGTCCAAGTATTGGTATGTGGTATTATGCTCCTAGCGGAACAAACGACTTTTATGTTTCCACAGACGGTGCAGTTTGGACACTTAGAGATTTACCAGCATACAGTTTAAACTGGACAGGATTTGCAAAAAATGGCCCAGTTATAGCGGCAGTAGCAGACGGTAGTGACAGACTAGTATATTCAAATGATGGTATTAACTTTGATCATTCAACACTTCCTGCAAGTACAACTTGGAAGCATGTTGAAATAGGTGGACCTAGCGGAAATACTATTATGGCACTAGCAACAGGAAGTGCTAACATTTATAAAAATACACTTGATACTGGCGGCGACTCAACACAAGTTCCATCAGGAAGTTGGACTACAGTAGCTACAGGCGGAAGTGCAACTACTTGGGTAGGATTAGCATATGGCGCAGGCAAATGGATTGCAATCGCTGAAGATGGTACTACAGTTATTTCAGCAGATAATGGCGTAACTTGGACTACTGGAGCGGCAGTAACACCTGCATCACCAGAAGTATACAATGACTTAGTATTTGGTAGTAACTGTTGGATTGCAACAATGGCGCAGTCAGATAGAGTTATTTACAGTGACACTGGAACTACTTGGTCAGACTCACAACTAGTTGGCGACTCAGGCAGAGAAGATTGGAAAATTGGTTATACACAAGGTGTGTTCTTAGCAGTAAGTTCTACAGGAACTACAGTAAGTTCAGACAATGGGTACGGTTGGACTGTAAGAGAAGTAACAGGAAACTTAACAGCAGTAGCAGGCGGAATTAGAAATAACTTGCCAACATGGGTTGGCTTATCAAATGCAGGATCAGTAGGTAATATTATTACTGGTGGTGCAACAGCATTTGCTAGAGTTGAAGTTAAAGATGGAAAATTAAATCAGTTTAATATTTACAATCCAGGTAGTGGATACATTACTCCACCAACAGTAACAGTTGAAGATCCTGAAGAGTACAGTGAGCCGTATTATATTGTTGATATTAACAACGGTGCATTACCTCAACCAACATTCTATAATAGAGGTACAGGATACCAAAGTGCGATTGTAACAATAACTGGTAATGGTTTTGGCGAAGAATTACAAATTGGTAACACTATGAAAATTAGTGGACTAAGTTTAGTTCCAGGACCTGGAGCAAACGTAAGATTTACAGGAAGTGATACAATTTATAGATTGGTTAAAGTAACTGCACAAAGTGGAACTGCACCAAACATTGAATTAACATTCCAAATTAGTCCAATATTAGGTCGTGCATTAGCTCCAATACATGGAACAGGAGTTACTATACGTGAACGTTATAGTAGCTGTAGACTTACAGGACACGACTTCTTAGACATTGGTACTGGTAACTTTAGTAACACTAACTATCCAGGACTTTATGTATTTGGACAAAGCGCCGCAAATGAAACAAGACAATCAAACGAAGTTGTTGAATCAAACGGTGGACGAGTATTCTACACAAGTACTGACCAAGATGGTAACTACAGAGTTGGTGAACTATTTAGAGTTTCACAGGCACAAGGTGGTGTAACATTAAGTGCAGACTTCTTTGACTTAGAAGGGTTAGATGAGTTAAGACTTGGTGGAATTAGAGTTGGTGGAACACAGGCTGTTATTAGAGAATTTAGTACTGATAATACTTTTGTTGCTAACTCAGACAATATTATTCCTACACAAAGAGCATTAAAACTGTATATTGAAAACAGATTTAATGGTGGTGGATCTAATTTGTTTACAAACAAACTAACAGCAGGTCAGCTAGTATTTGAAGACACTACATGGTCAAATACAGCTGGAGTAAATATTCCGGACTCACAAGCTAGTGTATTGGTTGATATGACTATTAACGGACCATTAGGCGGTGGATTAGCGGCACTTAATATGTTTATGTCGGGCAGAACTGAACGAGATGACTTTAACGGATAATGATAAATATGTATAATATCAAGAACGGAGCAAAAAATGGCAGAATTTAAGCTAGGTAGAATTAGATTTATTTGGAAGGACTCGTGGACAACAGGATCGAGTTACCTAAAAGATGACGTAATTAGGTACGGTGGACGTACTTATGTTGCAATTAAGGGACACACTTCTAGTGCTGATTTCTACACAGACGCGACACACTGGAACTTATTCAGTGATGGTACAAAATGGCAAAGTGATTGGTCAAGTGCAACTTTTTACAAAATTAATGACATCGTAAGATACGGTGGTATTATTTACATTTGTAATACTGGACACACTGCTCAATCAACACTTGAAGCTGATCAATCAAAATGGGATCAGTTTGCTACATCAATTGACTGGAAAGATAATTGGGTAGCGGCAACAGTTTATAAAGCAAACGACTTGGTAAAATATGGTGGTAACATTTATTTGTGTAACACTGGTCACACTGCCGCGGCTAGTAATGCATTAGGACTTGAACAAGATATTTTAAAATGGGATTTGTTCTCAGAAGGCCAAGATTGGAAACAAAATTGGGCGGTATCAACACGTTATAAAATTAACGACATTATTAAGTATGGCGGAACACTTTATGTTTGTAATACTGGTCACACTTCAAATGCTACAGCCGCAAACGGACTTGAAGCAGATCAATCGAAGTGGGATTATTTAAACAAAGGTTTTGAATACTTAGGTGAATGGACAAACCAAACACGTTATAAAGTTAACGACATTGTACTATTTGGTGCAACACTTTATATTGCAACAACTCATCATACATCAGTTGTTACTAATAACGATTCACAATTAGGTACACTACAAGCTGATATTGCAAATTGGGAAAAGTTTGTTCCAGGATTAGAATTTGAAAATAGTTGGAATCCATTTGAAAGATATCAACCAGGTGACTTTGTAACTTACGGTGGTAACCAATATGTTGCTAACGATAACGTATACGGAGAAAATCCAGCATCAAGTTCTAAATATGATCTTGTAACTTCAGGATTTAATAATAGAGGTGACTGGGGAGACGACTCAACTAACCAAGATTACAGAATTGGTGATGTTGTTAGACTAGGTGGTTATACTTACCTAGCTACTGCCGATAACCAAAACCAACGTCCACCAAACACTACATATTGGTCAAGATTAAACCAAGGTATTGAATGGAAAAATGGATGGACAAGTGCTACATTATACGATGCAGGTGACACAGTACGTGAAGGCCTAATCAGTTATATTTGTATTGCGGCACATACATCAAGTGGTACTAATAAACCATCAGCAGATACAGATGGCGATTATTGGAATACACTAGCAAGTGGTGCTGAAGAATCAGCAATTACTACTGAAGGTGATATACTTTATCGTTCAGGATCAGGACCTGCAAGATTACCAATTGGTTCAGAAGGCCAAGTATTAAGTGTAAGTTCATCAGGATTACCTGAATGGAGAGACTTTGGTTTAACTCCAGATGTTTATTATGTTGCAACTAACGGCGCAAATAAAAAATTCCCAACAGGCGGCGCAACACTCGATCGTCCTTGGAAGTCAATTCGTTACGCATGTGAAGAAATTGAAAAAGGACCTAAGAGTCCAAATGCGGCATCACTGTTAGAAGAAAACAGAATGTTTATAGCATATGAAACTGCTAAATGGGCTAAGAGACAAATCATTACACAGACATCACCATTCTTTATTGGTTTTGCTTTTGATGAAGCTAAGTTCCAAAGACTAGCAGGTTTTGCTCTAGACGGTATTGTATTAGATCTTAAAAAAGGTGGAAACGTACATACTGTTAGAGTTGCACAAGCAATGAAAGACAATGTAAGTCCAGACTACTTTACAACAGGTGGCGAGGCACAAAACGTTGCGGCACTTAACTTTGTAATTGATCTAGTAGAAGATGTACTAGACAGTGCTACTCCAGCGGCAGACTATCAAGATTTAGATAGTGTTGCATCAGGTGATAGATACTTACAAATTAAAGATGCTACAAGAGTTGAAGAAGCAGGTGCATTAGCAGAGTTAACAGCAAGTATGGCTATTATTACTTCAGCTGTTACACTAGGTGCAGGATATACAGTTCCAACAGCAAAGAAAACACACAAAGTTGTCTATGTTAAAACAGGAACATATACTGAAGTACTTCCAATTAGAGTTCCAGAACTAGTAGCTATAGTTGGTGACGAACTACGTAGTACAAGGGTTGAACCAGCAGGTGTGCAAACACAAGCCGCAGATACAACTTATTCACTAGCTGGTATTTTGCACATGAAATCTATCATTGATGACATTATTGAAGGTACAGCTATTACAAGACAAACTGGTAATACACTTACACAAAATGTTAGTAAGCCTTGGAGTACTAGTGGTGTATCGACTTATGTTGAAAACTTATGTACAGAACTTTATGATCAAATTGATTACTTAGTTAACGGAGCATCAGGCGATAGTACAGCACCATTATATAGAGGTGCAAATTCTAGAGTTGATGATCAAACTAAGTTTGCGGCGGCAAGAATACTGCATTTGAACAAAGCGTTCATTGGCGAAGATGTAACAAAATACATTAATGTTAACTATCCGTCATATTCGTTTAACGAAGCAACTTGTAAATCAGACGTTGCACATTATATTGATGCATTTATATATGACTTAATTAATGCAACAGGCGAAGGTAGTAACTATGCTACACTAACAGCAGGATTAATGTATGGTAACAGTGTAAACGGTTCTGTATTAGAAAACATGTACTTACTAAGAGATGGTACAGGTATTAGAAATCAAACACTTGGCGGATTAACAGGAACATTAAGTTCAGTAAATGCTTACGGAACTAAACGTCCAACAGCAGGAGCATACTGTTCATTGGATCCAGGGTGGGGACCAGATGATGACCGTGTATGGATTACATCACGTTCACCATATGTACAAGGTGTAACAAACTTTGGTACTGGTTGTGTAGGACTAAAAATTGATGGTGCATTGCACAACGGTGGTAACGATTCAATTGTTGCCAACGACTTTACACAGATCTTAAGTGATGGTATTGGCGCATGGATTACTAATTTAGGTAGAGCTGAACTTGTTTCAGTGTTCTCATACTACGCACACATTGGTTATCTAGCTGAAAACGGTGGTAAGATACGTGGTACTAATGGTAACTGTTCATATGGTGACAGAGGTGCAGTATCAGAATACATTGATGTTACTGAGATTCCAACAACAGGCGGAGTTAATAACAGAAAAACTGAAGCACAAATTGGTAGAGCATTAACAGACGGAACTGCTATTATTCACTTTGAATATACTAACGCTGGTAACAACTACTCAAATTCAACTTACACAATTAGTGGAGATGGATATGGTGCAGTAGTAGCTAACGGTAACTATGTAAATAACGGATTGTTTGAAGTTAGATTACGTAACCCAGATGATGGATCTAGTTATAACGAAAAAGATACCAACAGTGATGGCTTACTCAACGATGCTGATTCAATAGGTGGTAGAGGTTACTCTAGCAGTGAAAATACTGCACAGGCAGGTAATACAACTAGTATTACATTGTCAAACACTGAAACAGCTAACAGTACAAAATACGTTGGTATGAGAGTTGTAATTACAGCAGGTACAGGTGCAGGACAGTATGGATTTATTAGTGCATACAATTCAGGTACTAAAGTTGCAAGTATTGCTAAAGAAAGTGATAACGCGGCAGGCTGGGAAACATGGCATCCAACTAACGCTGTTGCATCAACACTTGATGCTACAACAGCATACAGTATTGAGCCAAGAATCCAAGTAGTTGGTGGCGGTGGTTCAAACGCACAAGTTAGAGCAGGGGTTACAACTGGTAGAATTACACAGTTCTATATTGTTAATCCAGGTAGCGGTTATACAACTACTCCAACACTAACAATTACAGACCCAAGTGAAACTACTGAAGTTCCATGGGAATGTAGAATTGGTAACGGTGTACTAGCACAACCTACATGGACATCAAGAGGTATAGACTTTGAAACAGCTGGCGGAACAGTAAGCGGAGATGGATATGCTGACATTTATCAAGCGGCACAGTTTATGAACGTTTACGGAATGAGCGATGTTCCAGTTGAAGGTGCAAACTTACAACTAGACGGCGATGATAGATTCTTTAAAATTGTGTTTGTTAGAGAACTTTTAGGTAGTGCAGGTAACTATACTGCTAACTTACAAGTATCACCAGACTTAGGAGTTGAAACTGCTCCAGAGCATGGTACTAACATTACAATTAGAAAGAGATTTAGTCAAGTAAGATTAACAGGACACGACTTCCTAGATATTGGTACTGGTAACTTCAGTAACACTAACTATCCAGGAACACCTGTTTATGCTAACGATCCAAGTGACGAAGTTACTGAATCAGGCGGAGGTAGAATATTCTACACAAGTACTGACCAAGATGGTAACTTTAGAGTAGGTAGATTGTTCAACGTTGAACAGTCAACAGGATCTGCGAGTTTAAATACAAGTGCATTTAGTTTAGCAGGACTACAAGAATTGTCATTAGGCGCAGTTGGCTTAGGACAAGGCGGCGCTGTTATTAATGAATTTAGCACAGATGGTACATTTAGTGGTAATTCAGATAACGTTGTTCCGACACAAAGAGCAATTATTACATACATCAATTCACAGATTGGTGGAGGTAGTAGCTCTCTGAACGTTAACGCAGTTACAGCAGGTAAAATAAATATTACTGGTAATACAATAGGTACAACCGATAATAGTCCAATTACTGTAACTACGGGAATGAACTTTAACGGCGGTGTAAGTGGAAGTCCAGTTGCATTTGCGTACTTTTTAACAAGTAAAACATAATGGCTAAATACTAACATAGGAGTAATAAAATGGCATCAGGAATATTAGGATCAAGCGATCTTACAGCAAATACAAATACTACGATCTATACAGTACCTGCTGATACATATAGTGTTGTTACTGTGAACTTTTGTAACAGAGGTTCAAACACAACCAACATTAGATTATCAACAAGTACTGGAGATTCACCAGGAGCGGCAGAATACTTAGAGTATGATGTATCCGTTGGTCCAAATGGCGTACTAGAAAGAACTGGTATTGTAATTGACGCAACTAAAAAAATTGTAGTAAGATCGAGTCAAGCATCTGTAACCTCAATGGTTATGGGTATTGAAACAGCCGTACCGGCGGCATAACATAAGGATAGGATAAAGCAATGGGAAGAAGATTATCAGTAGGTTCACCAGGTTTAACTGTCCCTTTTGGAACTACGGCACAAAGAACAGACGATGCTGGAGCAGGAGCACTAAGATTTAATACTGAGTTAACAAACTTAGAATTATACAATGGTACTGCTTGGCTACCAGTAGGCGTTCTTAATGGCGTGACAGTAACAACAACATATTCGGCACAATCAGGACAACAGTTGTTCTGTGACACTAACGGTGGCGGCTTTACAGTTACTTTACCAGGTAGTCCAGCAGTGGGTGATATCGTAAGATTCTTCGACTTAAGAAAAACTTTTGATTCCAATGCTTTAACACTAGGTAGAAACAGTAAACTAATACAAGGTGATAGTGCAGACTTAACTGTCAATTCAGAAGGCGCGGCTTTTGATATTGTTTATTCGGGCGATAGCTACGGATGGCGTATCTTTACTGTATAAAGAATTATTAAGGAAACGTAGATGGCAACATACAGCAGTTATAAGAAGATTACTTCGGAAGGAATACCAGATGGATCTATTACTAGATCTAAGCTGACTCCCGGAGCAGGCGCTTGTCGTAGAACACAATGGGTGTTTAACGAGCGTGGTATGCAATGCCATATGTGTGCTAGAAATAGTGGCTGTTGTCAACAGGCAAATGGTAGATGTTGTTACTGGTGTGCACCAGACAATGTTTATAAAGTAACATTTGAAATCTGGGGCGGTGGCGGCGGTGGTCCAGGACACACATGTTGTAACTGTTGTTCTTTTGCTATTGGCGGAGCAGGTGGTAACTATGCAATACAAACGGTAGATACTCAACCAGGATGTCAATATAGTGTTTGTGCAGGCGGAAGTTGGCCATGTGGTAAGTCACATACTTGTTCAGCGGGCATGGGTTGTAAATCCTATGTTAACGGAGCCAATCTAAGTAACTTTTGTGTTACTGGCGCATGTGGCGGTTGGATGTGTAATGGAGACGCATGGGGTCAAAGACATGCTGTATCAAACTGTGCTAACTGTTTAATTTGTGGAATATTTGGTGCTGACTTCGGAATGATGGGCGGCATGGGTATGAAAGCAGGTACAACAACTTGTAGATGTCACGGACAAACAGGTTGGTCAGGAGCGGCCGCAGGTATGGGAGTATACGCAGGTACAACTACTAATGAAGCATGGTGTGCTTGTGGATGTCATATTGTTTGGCCATCAGGTGGCGGAGTTCCTGGAACATCTAGTTACTGTGGTAACTGGGCAAAATGTTGTTCAGGCGGATCAGGTCAAGGCGGATCTGGCATAGTAAAGATAACGTTTGTATAAGGAAAGAAAATAATGGCAACATACGCAAGTTATAAAACATTAACAGCAGACAACTTCCAAGACAATAGTATTACAGCGGCTAAACTAGGTGCAGGCGCAGGTAACAAATATTGTGTACAATGGGTTTACAATGAACGTGGCATGTATTGTCAAGCATGTTCAGATGCTGGCGACTGTTGCGAACAAGCAAATGGTAAGTGTTGTTACTGGACAGTTCCAGCTAACACTTCAAAAGTAGTATTCGAAATTTGGTCAGGTGGAGGCGCAGGTGCAGGTGGTACTTGTTGTAGTAACTGTCAGTCTTCAGCAGGTGGATCAGGCGGTAACTACGCAGTAAAAACTATTAGTACGTGTCCAGGTTGTACATATTCAGTATGTGCAGGAGGATCATGGCCTTGCAGTAAATCACATACTTGTGTAGCAGGTATGGGTTGTAAGAGTTATGTAAACGGACACAATTTAAGTAATTTTTGTACAGTAGGTGGATGTCCAGGTTGGATGTGTAACGGTGGTGCATGGGGACCAAGCCATACACAAACATGTGCAAACTGTTTAATTTGCGGAATTTTTGGAGCAGACTTTGGAATCATGGGATCAACCGGAGTAACAGGCGGACACGGTGGATGTCAATGTAAATCAGCAGACTGGGGAATGTCAGGTTCAGCACCTTTTGTAGGTAAACATAGTGCAGGTGCAAACGCAGAAGCGTGGTGTAACTGTGCATGTTATGTTAACTGGCCAGCAGGCGGCGGACAAACAGGACAGAGTTCATATTGTGGTAACTGGGCAAAATGTTGTTCAGGTGGTAATATGGGCGGATCAGGCATGGTAAGAATAACATTCGCATAGTAAGGATAAGAAATGGCAACATACGCAAGTTATAAAAAAGTAGCAAATGACAGCATAACAGACGCATCGATTACCTCAGCAGATATTGCTCATGGTAATGGTAACAACATGGGTGTACAATGGATTTTCAATGAACGTGGCATGCAATGTCATCAGTGTGCTAGACAATCAGGTTGTTGTCAGCAAGCAAACGGTAGATGTTGTTACTGGTGTGTACCAGATGGTGCAAGCACAGTAACATTTGAAGTTTGGTCAGGCGGAGGCGGTGGCCCAGGCCACACTTGTTGTAACTGTTGTTCATTTTCAATTGGTGGCGCAGGTGGCAATTACGGGTCTAAGACTGTTGCTACAGCTCCAGGATGTCAGTACAGTGTATGTGCTGGTGGTGCTTGGCCATGTGGTAAGTCACACACTTGTGGTGCAAGCATGGGTTGTAAAAGTTATGTAAACGGATATAACTTATCGAATTTTTGTACAGTAGGCGGCTGTGGTGGTTGGATGTGTAATGGAGACGCATGGGGTCCAAGACACACTCACTTTGGTTGTGAAAACTGTAATATATGCGGAATTTTTGGAGCAGATTTTGGAATGATGGGATCTACAGGATGGGAGCCAGGACATGGTTACTGTCACTGTGTGTATCAGTATTCAGGATCAGGACAACCTCCATTAATTGGAAAAATGACAGTATCAGTAACTAACGAAGCATGGTGTAACTGCGGTTGCCACATTGAGTGGCCAGCAGGTGGCGGAATGCCAGGCGTTAGTTCATATTGTAATAACTGGGCTAAGTGCTGTGCAGGCGGATCTGGACAAGGCGGCTCAGGCGTTGTTCGAATAACATTCATGTAAATGATAAATAGTTTTAGGAGCTGAATAACATGAGAAAAATTGAAAAAACATTTACTTACCCAGTTTGGGACGAGTGGAGAATGAATAGCTTTACGCAAGGAAAAACTGGTACCTTTACTTATAAAGGTCCTGAATTCTTAACGTTTGAAGTGCAAAACGACCCAGCAAGTCCAGACTACGGTAAAGAATCTGGTTGGTGTTTATGGACAAAAGCAGATTTAGAACGTCCGTCAGGTATGGACATTACAAGAGTAACAGTTGATTGTAAAGAAAATCCTTTACTATGCGAAATTGGTAATGACGATGGTAAAGACGAACAAGTATTAATGAGACGCCAACGAGAGTGGAAAATTCTTTGGGACGCACCAGATGGATACATGGACGTTGAATACACAGATGAATTAGAACCAAGAGATGTTTACGACGAATGGAATATTACTTACAACTTTGACACACAAGAGTTTGTATTAGGAGTTCATGATTGGGAAGCAACAGGCACAAATAAAGCCTTAACTTGGCAAGACCTTAGAGATGTAAGAGATGCAGACTTACACGATACAGATGCTAAAGTTGGACAGAGTGATGCTCCAGAATCTATCCAGGATGGATGGAAAAACTTTAGACAGCAGTTAAGAGATCTACCGTCAGTAATGGAAGCAAGAGGATACGAGCCATGGCAAGCAGTTATGATGTGGCCAGTACAACCTAAAGATATGCGTGATCCAGATACTTCAAGTGATCCAGAAGATCCGTACAGAGATGGTGCATTTGCTATTGACGTAGGAATTGCCGCTCAAAAGGTTGCAGGTAAAAAATAGATTTAGCATTATAAATTAATAAATTAAGGGCCACTAGGCCCTTTTTTTATGACTACCAGATCAGCCTCCTGTAAACTGTCCTACCAATAAATATTTGTACTATACAGGAGAAAACATTGGAACGCAAAAAAGCATATTTTATCAACGGTGGAGCAGGCAGAGTTGTCGCAAGTATTCCAGCGTTTGAAAAACTCTACAAAACAGATCAAGACTTTATTATTGTTTGTGAAGGAGGAATGGACTTTTATAAAGGTCATCCGCAACTACATGAACTAGCATACGACAACTGGCATAAAAACTTGTTTAAAGATTATATTAAAGACAGAGATTGTTATTCACCAGAACCATACAGAGTTTGGGAATACTATAATCAAAAGTGTAGTTTAGCACAAGCATTTGATATTGCAATTAATAACGAAGGCGTTAGAGATTTACCTGACCCAACAATACATATGAACAAGCATGAACTTGTACAAGGTTATAAAGTTGTTGAAGAAATTAAAGCAGTAACAGGTAAAGACAAAGTAGTAGTGTTTCAACCATTTGGTCGTACAGCCGAAAACATGGGCGACTTTGTAATTGACGGTACAAGCAGAAGCTTTCATCTAAATGATGTTATACGTATTTGTAAAGATTTACGTGATGACTATGCTGTAATTATAATGAGCGAATTTCCTGTAATTATTGAAGAAAATACTAAAGTTCCAGTAGCAGTTCCGCAGATTCCAGATGTAAGAGTATGGTCAAGTGTAATTCAAATTGCTGATCATTTTATTGGATGTGATAGTTTAGGACAACATATGGCAAAAGCATTAGGGACAACATGTACTAGTGTTATTGGAAGTACATATCCAATTAATATTTCTTATCCTAATTCTCCTGACTTTGATATTATTGATCTAGGAGAAGGTAGACGTAAGTTTAGTCCTATTAGACTTACAATGGAAGATTCAATTGAAAGATTTAATGACGAAGTTATGGAGTTAGATGATGAAAGTTTTAAGAAAATTATTACAAGTACTCGCAAGCGTTTGGGTAAGCCAAGAAGCTACACCGGAAACCACGTTCCACAAGAACAGCAAGGGGAAGTCTGCCCGACTCATGGAGTAGTACATGCAGATGGTGCATCACATGGTAATAAACAACAAGCAAAAATCTTAGGTCACACAGGTCAGTAAAATGAGTGGTCCTAACTTTCCTTCACCTGATAGTTTTTTAAGTGGTATTACCACTATGGTAGAGCCTGATATACAGAAGCTACAAGCACTTGATACATGGGTTGTAGATGACTTGTACTATCCTGGGTACAAAAAGTTCCTAAAGCTGTTTAACGAATCTAGTGAAAGACATGTTGATTATGGCAATGGAACATTGTATTACAAACGAGATATGAAATATCCTACAGATATTGATCCTATAAAAGAATACTTGTCCTTTATTAAGTTTCAATTACAAAATTTGCCTATTAGAATAAAAGACTTTCAAAAAGCATGGGGTGTAAAATATCCTCCAGGTGCATATAGCGGATTACACTGTCATCAACCAGGTAGACAACTTACTAGTGTATTATTTTTAGACACTCCAAAACCAAGTGTAGCATATCCGTTGGCAGGATGTTTAACTACACTTCAACCAGCAGACAGTGAAATTACTTACTTAACGCATAATCCTATTGAAGGCAAAATGGTAATTATGGATGGTAAAGTATTTCATGGTTCTTACCCTGCATTAGAAGATAGACATGTATTTGTTGTAGACTTTGAATATGAAAGTGTAATATAATGGATATAGAAACTTTAGATACTGCATATCAAGGCGATAAAGACTTTTTTTGGTTATGTTATAATGGCCGAATACCTGATTATTGGATTAGTAAAGACAAGTATGCAGACTATAATAAATTTTTAGAACTATTTGATAGTCCACCAAAGTCGCATGTAGATTACGGTGGTGCAATTATACAATATAACGATGATGACTTTTCATATCCGTATAATGTAGACCAACAAGGTATATACTTAGAATGGATTAAAAAATCTATAGAAAAGTTTCAATTTAAAAACGTAAAATTTAAGAAGTGTTGGTGGCTAACATATCCTGAGAATACATTTTCAGGATTACACACACATGAAGATAGAGGCCAACGTATAATGACTTGTGTTATGTTTTTAAACACAATATCAGTGAGTACGTTAACACCGTTAAATGGCAAATTAAAAGCAATTACTATGAATCCTGTAACAGGTGAACTAGTTAGTGATATGATAAAATGCATAGCAGGCGATGTAGTAGTAATGGATGGTAAAGTTTATCACGGAGTATACCCTACATTAGAAGAAAGAAAAGTATTTGTAGTTGATTTTACTTATGATGTAGAACTTAACTAAGGTTAAAGTTCACATCTTATCAGCAATCAGTGGGATTGCAACTACATACAGTATATAAAGAAATATAAAAGGAAAACATATGACACAGTGGATTGGAGCGATTACAAGAGGACACAACGGCGGCGCCGTATTATTAAAAGATGGTGAAATTGTATTTTCAATTGAAGAAGAACGTTTAACTCGTAAAAAATACGATGGTGGACCTCTTGCCGCAATGATTAAATTCCTTGAGTACACAGACAAATTAGACTATCTTGTAGTAGCACACACACAACCGTTAGCAGAGTCAAGCAGAATTGACTTTAGTGGCGGTGATATGTATACTGGGTTAGCAAGAAAGTTAGGATTAATTGATAGACATGACAATGCTTATACAGCAGACGGTCAACATAACCATAGACAAGTTATTGATTTAAGCCACATACATCACAAACTACATGCGGCATGTGCATTTTATCGTTCAGGATTTGAATCAGCAGTAAGTGTTATTGTTGACGGAGCAGGAACATTTATTCCTATGAACATTAATATGGGTGTGTTTAATGAAGAATATATGTCATGGGAATGTGAAAGTATTTTTAATTGTGCATATCCTGATAACTTTAAAACTTTATATAAGCACCAAGGTGGGAATGGACCGTTTCCAGGAACACGTATTCCGTATATTCCATCAGATCGCGAAGGCGAAGAAGGATTCCATGAACTTATATTAGATGATAGTGCAGGTATTGTTAAAGCATACGAAGCAGTAACACAATATTGTGGATTTCAACCTATTGAAGCTGGTAAAACAATGGGGCTTGCTCCGTATGGTAAGAAAAACTTAAATATTCCTCCAATTTATTCAGACGCCAATGGTAGTAAATGGCGTACAAGTGATAGAAATGTTATTATTCCAACATATCCAAATGCGGCATTAGTTAATGAAGCAAAATATGAATACTTAGAAACATCACAAGACATAGTTGACAGTAATACTGACCTAACTACACAAGAAAACCGTAGAGACTTAGCATATGCAGTACAAGAAGGATCACAACAAGAAGTTTTAAACCTTATCTTTAAAGCAGTTGAAATGTCAGGTAATAAAAATGTAGTACTAAGTGGCGGCTATGCACTTAACTGTGTTGCAAACTATTGGTATCTTGATAAACTAAACAAAGAAAATATTAAGTTATATGTTGAACCTGTTAGTAATGATGCAGGTACTGCAATGGGTGCGGCTATGTTAGTGTACCATCAAACTACAAAAGACAAAACTGTACGACACTATGCAGAAACAATTTATGAAGGATTTGAGTATACATACACTGATGCCCAAATTGAAGAAACTGCAAACAAATATGGTGCTTCTATTGTTGATTCTGACAACGAAAAAGTTGTAGAACTTATTAGAAACAAAAACATTGTAACATTATTCCAAGGTAAGAGTGAAAACGGCCCTCGTGCATTAGGTAATAGAAGTATATTGTTTGATCCAACATTTGAAGATGGCAAAGATTACGTAAACAACGTAAAACGTAGAGAATACTTTAGACCTTTTGCAGGAAGTATCATGTTAGAACATGCACATGAATGGTTTGATATGCGTGGGTTAGAACAAACTCCGCATATGATGTATGCAATGGATTGTCAAGAAGGTATTGCAGAAAAGATTCCAAGCATTATTCACGTTGATGGTACTTGTAGAATTCAAACTGTAACTAAAGAACAGAACAAACACTACTATGAACTTATTGAAGAGTTTCATAAAAAAACTGGCATTCCAATTATTTTTAATACTAGTTTTAACTTAGGCGGCGAACCACTTGTTGAAACTTTGGATGATGCTGTACGTACACTATATAACAGTGAAATGGAATATTGTTACTTACCTGAGTACGGCAAACTAATTGAAATGAAAAACTAATGCTAGTAAACTTATATTCAATTCCAGTATATAAGATTAAATTACCGGAGCATGAGCAAGTACAACAAGACTTTGCTGACATACTTGATAAAGAAGAGTATTTTAGTAGAGTCCCTTCTTGGTATAGTCCTGTAGACACTACTTATGGTAACCCTGAGGCTTCAAACTTACCATTTAAAACTTTTATTAGATCAGCAATTACAGGTTTAAACGAATATCTTGAAAATTTTAATATAGACTTAACATTAGACTATAGGATTGAGTGTTGGCTTAACAAATACAAACCTGGGTCTTACCAAGAAGTACATAATCATGTAGGCGTAGCACAGATTAGTTGTGCATATATGATGCATACTCCTAAAGACAGTGGTAACTTTGTATTCTACAACAAAGCATATGATTTTTTACATCAGTCAGGTCTTCCATCATTAACTACACAACCATTCAGATACAATAACAGAGTAACACCTCCTTTAGAAGAAGGTGATATTGTATTTTTTCCTAGTAACTTAGAGCATTACGTATCTAATAATACTAGCGACCAATTAAGGTCAACAATTAGTGCAAATTTTGTGCTATCGGAGAAACAAGATGATTAAAAATACAATTAACGAAGAAGAAGCATTTGCTATCAACGAAAATTTAGATACAAGAGTATATACGTTTGGAAAAGCTGGCGTACGAGTATTAGTAGTTGATAATTTTTACCAAAATCCTTATCTAGTAAGACAACTTGCATTAGATATTCCAGCATCTGTTAATAGACGAATTAGAGGCGGCAATCCTGCACTACGTATTAATGCATTTTATGAATTATCTGGTATGGCTCCTATATATAATAGCCTAGCTAAAGAGTTTTTTCCTGAAGTGATGCTAAATTGGCCGCATGATTACATGCAAAAAAGTTTTATGAACGCAACGTTTATGATTAATGTTATGCAATCTGAAGACTTGCCACCACTTGCTCCACACCAAGATAATCGTTCAGGCATGAATCTTGCTAGTACAATTTATCTAAACGACGAAAATGAATCTGCTGGAGGCACAAGTTTTTATGAATTTGGCGGTAAACATTTTTACACAGATGATGTAGTAAACAATGACTTTAATGTTACTATGGATGTTGAAGGTAAAATTCCAGTAACTAGCTATATTACCGATAGCTCACATGATTGGGAAATGATTGGAATGATTCCAATGTCGTTTAATAGAATGATATTATATAATCAAGCAGTTTTACATACTGCATATGTTAAACCAGGTACGTTTGTAAATAATAACTACAGAATGAATCAGCAGTTTTTTATATAGGAGACTAATATGGATGATAATTTTGACGGAGTTGAAGTATACGACAACGTATACCCAATTGATTATTGTAAACAAATAATTAAAAGGTTTGAAGAGCTATCTTCAATGCAAATGACAGCAATACAACAGCAAGGTATTGACCGTAATCAAGACGAACGCATATATATGGACTGGGCTAATCATAATAGTCATTATCATGCAGATGAAGACTTATGTAAATTCTTTTTTGAAACTCTTAATAAAACTTATTTAGAAAAGTATAAAACAAAATACGAAAGCCTTGGATTACTATTCCAGCATACAGCAAAGGGCATGAGTGTTCAAAAAACAAAACCACATCAGGGATATCATGCATGGCACTGTGAAAATGCAGATGTACCGACAAGTACTCGAGTGTTAGCATATACATTGTACTTAAATGGAGTTGAAGAAGGCGGCGAAACAGAGTTCTTATACCAAGGACACAAGATTAAACCAGCTCCAGGCAGACTAGCTATCTTTCCTACATCGTTTACACATCCACATCGGGGTAATCCTATCTACAAAGGTGTTAAGTACATTATAAGCGGATGGTATACTTTAGACCACTAGGAATAAAATGAAAATAGCAGTAGTAGGTGGCGGCACAGCAGGCTTTGTGTCAGCATTAATTTTAAAAACAAGTTTCCCAAACTTCCAAATTGACGTAATACGTTCTAGTAAGATTGGAACTATTGGTGTTGGTGAAGGATCTACCGAACATTGGTCTACATTTATGGATTTTGTTGGCATTCAAACAGGCCACCTTATTAACGAATGTGATGCTAGTTTTAAATCTGGTATTATGTTTGAAGACTGGAGTGAAACTCCGTACTTACAAAGTGTCCATGAGCCTTATGTTTCTGAACAACTAGGAGCTCCAATTGCATATGCTAAACTAATTGGCGAAAAAGTAAGTGCGAGAGAACTTACCGGCGAATACCTTTGGAATAACGAAACACCATTTAACAAGTTTATGGATGAACGCCCAAATGACACTGGTGTAGCACAATATCATTTTAATACTGCTAAATTAAATGACTTTCTAACAAACTTTGCAATAGACAAAGGCATCAATGTTATCGACGATGAAATTATCAATGTAAGTGTATCAGAAAACAACAATGTGTCAACTATACAAGGTGAAAAACAAGTATATGAATACGACTTCTATATAGACTGTACAGGATTTAGTCGTTTACTAATTAACGCAGTAGGTGCCGAATGGCAAAGTTATAGTAAGTATCTTAAAATGAAAGAAGCTATTGTATTTCCTACAGCTGAAGAGGATCAAATTCCAATTTGGACATTAGCAAAAGCAATGGACGCTGGTTGGATGTTTCGTATTCCTGTTCAAGGACGTACAGGCAATGGTTATATTTTTGATAGCGATTTTATTACAGCCGAACAAGCACATACTGAAGTTGAAAAATACTTAGGTTACGGAGTCGAAGTAGCAAAGCATATTAAATTTGATCCAGGTACATTAGACAAGGCTTGGATAGGTAACGTATGTGCAATTGGATTAAGTCAAAGTTTTGTAGAGCCTTTAGAAGCTAGTAGCATTGGTAGTAGCATTAATCAAACATTTTTATTAGCACAACGTCTTATAAATTATAATAAAGAAACAACTAACAGATATAATCTTGAAGTTACTGCTATTATGGATAACATTAGAGATTTTATTGCCTTACACTACATTACTAAAAGAAGAGATACACCGTTTTGGAAAGCAGTATCAGAAACACCAATTCCAGACAGTTTAGATCAAAATTTACGCATGTGGAAAGTAAGAATGCCTATTGCTGACGATTTGACCACGCATACCAAAAAAGTTTTGTTTAACGAATATAACTATACACTAGTAATGCACGGGTTAGAATTATTTGACACTGATAGTATTTTAAAACAGTACGAATCAATTCCACAAGGTGCAAAAGATCATGTTGAACAGTCAATACAGCACAAATTAGAATTTGATAAAACAAAAACTATTCCTCACAAATTAATGCTTCAGTTATTACGGAGACTGGTGTGAGAATATTTGCTTTTGGTTGCAGTTTAACACAGTATTTTTATCCTACTTGGGCTGACATTTTAATACATCATTATAAACAAGAAGGAGCCACAGTTGGAGAGAACTGGGGACGTAGCGGCGCAGGCAATCAATATATCTCAACGAAATTATGGGAAGCACATACTGAACATAATCTAAACAAAGACGATATTATTTTATTACAATGGTCAAGTTTTTTTAGAGAAGATAGATTTCATATGGGCAACGGTTGGCATACTCCTGGAAACTTTAGTAAAGTAACTGTTGGACAAGATATTCCTTTTGTACTTAATAGCTGGCGTTATGAATCTATGTGGCAATGGGCTGACATGGCCTGGGCTACAATGCGTGACTGTGCATTAATAAGCAGTACACACAAAGCATTAGAAAGCCTAGGCTGTAAAGTTATATCAACTGGATTTAGAGAACCTACTGAAGGTTGGGAAGAACTTAGTAAAGAGTTTAATATTAAAAACAAGTATTTAGAACTAGAAGATGTAAGAGCTATAATGGAAAAATATAAAGATGATATTAAAACTACATGCCCACCAATACTTAATGCATTAGGTTTTGGTACTGATGATGAATTTTTTAACACAAGACCAACTAGTATACCAGATCCAAATCCAGAACTTTTACACTTACATCAACCTGAAGTACATCCACTTACACACGAAGCGGCAGACTTTGTGCAAAAACACGTATGCAAATTAAATGATAAAACTTTAGCATTTGTTGACAAATGGAAGCAAACATTGACAGCTGAAGACTCAATAAAACTTTATGAATTAGACTGGTTTAACTCAGAAATACATGGCTGGTCAGACGATAGATGGAGACCTTAAGATGAGTACCCCTGTAATAGGACTAGACAGAGATGGAACAATAAATGTAGACATTGGCACGTATGTAACAAAGCCTGAAGATTTTAAACCCATTGAAGGAAGTTTAGAAGCAGTTAAAATGATTCGTAATAAAGGATATGATGTAGTTATTCTTACTAATCAAGCAGGTATTATGAAGGGAATTATGGATCCTGTAGATGTTGACATTGTTAATAATTATATGTTAGAGCTACTTTGGAAAATAGGGTGTAAAAGTATCAACGGATTGTATTATAGTACATCTAATTTAAAAGACGATGTATATGCCAAACCTAATACAGGTATGTTTAAACGGGCGGCCTCTGAAATTGGTGTTGACTGGAAGAATGGAGTGTATGTAGGTGACAAAATTAGCGATTTAAAGGCGGCTGTTAAAGCAAAAGCAAAGCCCATACTAGTGCGTACAGGACATGGTGTTGAAACAGCTAAGAAGTTAAATACGTTTGCTAACAAAGACCTAAAAAATCAAACAGAAACGTTCGATAACCTAAGTCAGTTTGCTCATAGCTTAGTAGATCTAACTTAATTGTACTGTTACATATCTTTGTAAAACGATAAATACAATATGGAGCATGAACAATGAATAAACTTCTGACAAATCTTTTTACTAAAGGTGCAAATAACACTATTCATCTGCCAGACAGATCAAGTTTTAGCTATAGAGGTAGCTGGATTGGCGTACAGTATAATACTGTAGTTGACCAGTTTCACTTAGGTGAATACAGTAGTGCAGTGTATCAAATTACGGTAGAATTTGATTCAAACGAAAAAGAAATTATGCAACTTTCAGTAGTTGCTAGACCAGATAGAGCTGTTGCAACTATATTTGGACGATCAAGTATTAACCAAGAGTTAGTAAATTTATCTGTTACAGTTGATGCAAGTGTATGTAAAATTAATGCTAGTCCAACGTCAAACATTTATGCTGGCGCAAAGTTAATTTTCCATGCTACGTATGCAAAAACTATTCATCAGCTTACTCCTCCTGCGATAGTCGCAGATGTATCCAGTGTAGAGGAGTCTGGGGTAAATACTTTTGATGCAACAACTACGTATTTCGACAATACAAACATAACATTTGATAAGGTGTAAAAGGAATGGCAAAATCAACAATTAACTTAGGTACAGCCGCAAACGACGGTACTGGTGATAATCTTAGAGCAGGTGCTACTAAGGTTAATGCTAACGTCGACGAGCTGTATAACGCTTTAGGCGACGGAACAAATATTAAAGACATTGTAAATTCAAGTTTAGAACTTGATGTGCAAAATGACGATGCAAAGATTAACAAAATATCGTTTCATGCCGCAACGTTAAACCAAATGAATGCAATTAGCACAAGTACATATCATGGTGCAATGCTACACGTACATGAAGGCGGAACAGTTTATGTTGCACACTCAAGTGCTTGGCGCAAGATGCTATTAGATGCAAGTGCAGGTGCAATTCCTAACTATACAGACCCGTTAAAACCAATTGCATACATCGGAAACATTAATAGTTTATCAGATGTTGATACAACTTCACAAGCACCACAAGCTGGCAACGTTCTTAAATGGGACGGAGGCAAATGGGCACCTGGAGTTGACGTATCATCAGGTGGAGCGGCAGTTGATGCTGGCACCCTTGATGGCTTTGACAGCTCGTACTTTACAAACTACAACAACTTAAACAACAAGCCAACTATTCCAACATCAATTGTTAATTTAAGTATTACAGATGGATCAAGTGGACAAGTTTTATCTGCAAACGGTAACGGAACATTTACTTTCATTACACCAGCGGCAGGCGGCCTACAAAACATTTATGCAACTGTTGATGCGGACACAGGTACAACTACTGCAAACTCAACAGCAGATACATTAACACTAGCAGGCGGTACTAATATTACAACTAGTATTGTTGGCGACACTGTAACATTTAACTATAGTGGTGATGCATTATCAGGAGAAGCTAACCAAAACGCTTTCAGTAACGTACAATCTGATTCAGGAATAGCACAAGCTGATAGCACAACTGACACACTAACTATTGCAGGTGGTACAAATATTACTACAGCAGTAACAGGTGATACAGTTACAATTAACGGTACAGTTCCAACGTTTGCAAGTTTATCAGATACAGATTTAACAGGAGCAACAGCAGGTAACGTACTTGTGTATAACGGAACTAATTGGATAGATAGTCCAAATACATACGATATGATTGCATATCCTGCAATAACACTATTAACTGTAACAGCTGATAGTAATAACGGATATAAGTTTAGTCAATACGGCAACACAGAAGATCCAACAATTTATGCTTTGGCAGGAGCAACTATTGCATTTAAAATTAACAGTGGAGCAAATCATCCATTCCAAATTGAAACAAGTGGCGGTTCTGCATATGATAACGGACTTGTTCATGTTGCATTAGACGGAACAGAATCAACAGGTTCATCAGCACAAGGTAAAGTAAGTGGAACATTATATTGGCAAGTACCAGCTAACATTAGCGGCAACTATCAATATCAGTGTACAATACATAGCTCGATGCAAGGTACTATTGTAGTTAAAGCATTAAGTGCAATCTAAGGAAATAGGAATAAATGGCAACAGTAATTAACGATAAATTCCAAGCACAGAACGGATTTGAAAGTCCTAACTTTACAGTTGATACAACTGGTAAGTTAACTACTCCAATCATTGACGTTCAAAGTATTTTGCTTAATGGAACACCGTTTGTGGCATATGTTCCGCCAGCAGATGATACAGGCGATGACACTGGCACACAGGTATCAAATAGTTTTGATAGCCTTGCTGTAACAGGCGGAGTTTTCAAAGTTAATTACTTGAATAACACAGCATTATCAGTAATTAACGGCACACTAACAATTAATAGTATTGGTGCAACTCCAGGTAGTATTGACAATGTAGAAATTGGATATAATACACCGTCACAGATTAAAGTACATACAATTGATATGGCATCTAATCCAGACAGTTCAGCATCAAGTATAAATATGAATGGTGCATCAATTAACGGTGATGTCAGCATTGTAAACAACGTGGTACTAAATAATCAGCCTACTGTAGGCACCCACGCAACAAGTAAAAGTTATGTAGACGCAACGGCAACAGCCCTTGCAGTAGCATTTGGAGCATAAAGAATGGCTAAGAAAAAGATTTATAATTACAAGTTTTACCCAGGATTAGGATTAAACGATAACACATATCCAAATGCTTGGGCACTACTTACAACTAACAAAGATTTTATTAAAAAAGAAGTTGCGGCATGGATTTTACAACAAGTAAACGATAATGCTACTGGCTTTGTTGGTTATACATATGATTCAGCAAGATGCGAACGTGACACAGGCTACAACATTGATGCTTGGGCTCACGACTTACGTTACACAGGTAACGAAGAAACAACAAGAATTTCAAATACATATTGGGAACAAGATGTCGCACAAGTTGATGGCGATAGACAAGCAGAAATTAAAGCAAAAGAATTTACACGAGACTTAATTGTTAACCATGTGTTCAATAACAGTCCACAAGGATCTCCATACCAAGGTAATGTTGCACAAATAACTAATAGTGCAACTGGAGAAAGTGGTGCTGGATCAAGAATTCAAACACTTTCAGGAATTGTTATTAACGTACTAACTACTGGAACAAGTGCATTACCAACATTTGAGCGTAAAGGATTAGGACACGTAAGATTTCAAGGTAACTATGATGCTAGTGACTTATTAATTGTTACTAACACAACTAAGACAGAAGTTATCTACAACTTTACAGATGCAACTAAGGGCGGTAAAGTTACTAGAGTTGATGATGTAACACCAAGAGACTCAAGCGGATATGTACCAAAATATGATAGTACAGATTCCAACGAAAACGCAGATCCAGACTTTCCAAAATATTTACAAACAACAGATGCTGTTACAATTTTAGATCTTACATGGAACACTGTAGGACAATTAACAACAGACGAATTACAAATCTTTATTGATTCGCCAGAGCAAAGAACAAGACCATTTGATTTTGGCACAGACGCTATTGAACGTATGCGTATTGCTCCTCCTTTAAGTATGCTTGATGCTGACTTTGAGTACGGACTACAGCCTACTAAATGGTCAGCTATTGGTATGATGCGTGGTTATCCAAGTGTATACGAGCTACCAGGAACTGACACCCCAGTGTTAACTGTTATTACAGATGCTTCAGCTGGTACAGCAGGAATTGGTGCTTCAAAAATTACAGTTACTACTCAAAGTGCTCACGGATTTTTAGCAGGAATTCCAATTACAATTAAAGCACTCGAAGATAGTATTGTAGGTGCGGCACGTGGTGAAGGATCATTTATTATTGATACTATACCATCATCAAATACATTTACATTCTTTGCTAAAGCAAAAGTTGGAACAACAAGCGGACAAGTACTTTCAACAACGTATACACAGTTACGTAAAGGTGCATTCTACACTGGAGCAAGTGTTGGACAGCCAGCGTTTAGTGTGTTTAGTAATGGTACAAACGGTACTATGACACTAAGTTTGGCGGCTCAAATTAGTGAAAACAGATTAGCATTTACAGGTGATATACCAGAAGTTGGTGCTCCAATTGCTAACGCGGCATTCCCAACAGGAACACAGGTTACTGCAATTTCAAGTACGCCAGGCGGAACAGCGTTAGCACTAAACTTAACACAAGATATTTCTATTGGAAACACAGACATTCAAGTTTCAAGCACAACAGGTATTGTTGCAGGCCAGGCGGCTGATAACGGTAGCGGAGATGCTATATTTGTTAATAACATTTCTGGAACTACAATTAGTATGAGTGGTGCATTTACAAGCACAATTACAAGAAATACAGAAACATACACAGGTGTAACAGGAACAATTACTGCTCCAGCAGGTACTAATGGAGAGTTTACAATTTCAAGAACCGGCACAGTGTATGCAGTAGATGCAATTTCACAAGCAGGATCAGGATACAAAGCTGGTGACAGAATATTAGTTGCAGGTAATAATTTAGGTGGTACTACACCTGCACATGATGCAACAATATTAGTTACAACAGTAAATGCTGGAACAGGAGCAGTTACAGCCGCAACTATTAGTGGAACTGCACTAAGTGGAACTATTGCATACACAGGTCCAACTGCAATACTTACACAAAACGGTGGAACTGTAGGGTCAGTAAACTTTGATATTAACTTTGCAGGCGGCGGATTTACAACAGTAGACATTAACTCACCAAACGATACAACAGGTTATGCAGTTGGCGATAGATTAAGAATTACAGGTAGCCAATTATTAGGTGGCACAGGACAAGATGGAAATCAAAATGCTGGCGGTAACGACTTTGTTGCTAAAGTTACAGCAGTTGGCAGTGGCGGTAGTATTAGCTCATTAGATCCAGATAACGGTGGTTGGAGTATTGGTACACCACCAACTCAAACTAGAAACTATAGCTTTGGTGGATCTAACTTATCATTTACAGGTGGATCAGGATCAGCATTTGAATTTGCTATTAACGTAGATAACACCACATATAGTATCCAATATACAGGAGTACCAGGTACAGGTTATACAACAGCAGATACACTTGTTTGTGCTGGTACTAACTTAGGCGGCGCAAGCCCAGCAAACGATGTATACTTGAGAGTTGTTTCAACAGACGGTGTAGGCGGAATTACTGATGTAAGAATAGAAGGTTCAGATGAATCAAGTGTACCAGTAGCATTAAATGCTGGTGTGTTTGAAGGTAAAACTTTAACAGACTTAGTTGGAGCAAGTGCAACATTTAATATTACAAATGACGGTTCAGCATTTGGTCTTGTAACTACAGCAAACGGTACTAATTACCATGTAGGACAAAATTATGTAATAGCAGGTAACTTAATTGGCGGATCTACTCCAGCTAATGATGCAACAATTACAATTGATAGTGTTAACGGTTCAACAGGTGCTATTGCTACAGCAAGTGTAACAGGTAGTGCTCCGGCATTGCCAACAGTGTTTACAGGACAAGCAGGAGCAAACCAAGCACACGCAGGTACAAGCGGAACATTTAATATTACTAGAACTTCAGGTACATATAGTCTTGCTATTAACGCAAGTGGTAGCGGATATGAAATTGGCAACATAATTACTATTCCAGGTAATACACTAGGTGGTGCAACTCCAGCACAAGATGCAACAGTTATTGTTACAGGCAAAGATGGTAGTGGCGGATTAAGCACAGCAAGTATTACAGGTTCAGGTATTCCAGGTGGAGGACTAAATCTTGTAAGTGGTGTTACATTAACAGACTTTACAACAACTACTATTGATGCGGCAACAAGTGTAAACTTTGAAGCGTTATCGACTATTGAAGTTTCATGGCCTTATGCACACGGTATTGTACCAGGCGACACATTTGTTGTTGATGTTAACTCAGATGACGGCGGAACAAACAATCATACACTAGCGGCTGGATCGTTTATTGCTATTAACGTTCCAACAACTAAGAAAATTAGATATAATACAAGAGCTCCAGGTTCAATATCTGAATTTACAGGAGATAGTACTGAGGATAGAATCCAAGGTAACGTTTACTTACGCCCAGATAGTTTCTTTATTCACAGACCATATGATGGTGGTGTACAGTTAGGAACAGGTGGACCACAACACGGTGCTCAAGCAATCAGACAAAGTAAAAAGTATATCAGATACCAATCAGGTAAAGGTATTATGTACACAACTGGTGCTCTATTTGCTCCAAGTTACGACTTAAGAACTGTTACAACTAACGGTACAGGCATAGGTGCAATCGTTACTATCACAACAGATGATAACGATCACGGTGCCCAAGTTGGTGGTAAAGTTAGACTTATCGGAGTTGAGACAGCAGGATTTAACGGCGAATATACTGTTACACAAATTGTTGATGAAAGAACACTAAGATGTTTATCATCACGTAGACTAGGTGCTACTACAGCAGTCTTAGGATTTGCGGCACAGCTAACAGTTGTTGGTTGGCATGGCGCTACAGTACGTTCAGGAGTGTTTGATGATCAAAACGGAATTTATTGGGAGTTTGATGGATCTAACATTAGTGTTGCACAGCGTACAAGTACAAAGCAAATTGCAGGTACCGCACAAGTTACAGTTGACTCAAACTTAATTACTGGTAGTAACACAAGATTTAGAGACCAATTAAAAGCTGGTGATAGAATTGTTATTAAAGGAATGACACATGTTGTTGCAAACGTTGATTCACAAACACAAATAACAGTAACACCAGACTTTAGAGGTGTTAACAATGTTGCGGCATGTAAGGTTAACTTAATTACAGATAAAAAAGTTTTACAAGAAGAATTTAACTTAGATAGAATGGACGGCACAGGACCAAGTGGATACAATATGGATGTTAGGTACATGCAGATGATTGGAATTCAATACAGTTGGTATGGTGCTGGATTTATTGACTGGATGGCACGTGGTGCAGACGGTAACTTTGTATTCTGTCACAGAATGCGTAACTCAAACGTAAACACAGAAGCGTTTATGCGTTCAGGTAACTTACCTGTGCGTTACGAAGTTACAAACGAAGGAGCATTTACTTCACTTAGTGACGATATTGATGCTACACAAACATTTATTCCATTAACAGAATCTAAGTTCTTTCCAGACAATGGTACAGTGTATATTGATAACGAAATTATTAGCTTTACAACTATTGATCACACACTAAAAAGACTTACAAACATCACAAGAGGAACTTCACTACAGAACTTCCAAGCTGGTTCAACTAGGCAGTACAACGCAGGTCCAGCAAGTGGACACGCTAATCGAACTGGTGTAATTTTAATTAGTAATACAATTACTCCACTTATATCACACTGGGGTTCAGCGTTTATTACAGACGGTGGCTTTGATGATGATAGAGGTTATATCTTCTCATACACAGAAACAGGTCTAAGCATTAGTACAACTAAACAGACAGCGTTTTTATTAAGACTAGCACCAAGTGTTAGTAATGCTATTGTTGGAGACTTAGGTGATAGAGAACTACTAAACAGAGCTCAGTTGCTTATGCAAGGTTTAGAGATTACATCAGATGGACAAGATCCAACAGATGATTCAAAGATTTACGGCGGTATAGTTATTGAAGGTGTTCTTAATCCACAAAACTATCCACTTAACCCAAATGATATTGGTTGGACAGGATTGTCAGGACTAGCACAAGGTGGACAGCCAAGTTTTGCACAGGTTGCATCAGGTGGTTCTACTAACTGGAATAGTGGTGATACAGCAACATATACAACAGCGGCAGTAATGGCTCAGGTTACAACTACAGCACAATTAATGCCATGGTGGTCATTTAGAACTAACAGAAGCTATGCTTATTTTGATCAAACTTCATGGGAAACAGCTAACTTACAAGCTGGTGATCAAGTTAATGCTGACGGAGGAGGAAATGAATACTTTCCTGCAGGAACTACAATTCAACAGGTTGTTGACCAAACAATTTACGGAAGATATCTAGTTTACTTCTCAGGTAATTCAAATTCAAACTCAAGTAACGGTGCTACACAAACATTCCAAAAAGGTGGTAATGAAGCAAACTCAAGTTTCGTATACTTTACCAAGAGTGTTTGGGATTCAGCAGGAGCTAAACCAGGTACATCATTAGGCGATGCAGGTGGTGCCCCAACTAACCAAAGTGATGTTACTTTTCCAGCTTCGTCAAGTGTTTCGAATATTGAAGGACCATTACTATTTGGTACTCTTGAATACTATAAGGTTACGTTTAACAATGCATACAATGGTACAGTTAGCCCAGGTGATTTAATTAACTTTGAGTTTAGTCAACCACCATTTGCACAGCCAGGTGAAACTGTGTTCTCATTTATTGCACAACCTGGAGAAAGATCTACATTGGATCTAAAAGACTTGAAAGAACTTACAAATACTACACTAGGTGGTAGAGGTACTTTCCCAAATGGTCCAGACGTGCTTGCACTAAACGTATATAAAACGTCAGGTGCGGCAGTAAACGCTAATATTATTATTAAATGGGGTGAAGCACAGGCTTAAGAGCCTGCTTCGTCCTTAGTTTCTTCTAATTGAGGCTTTGGCTTTTGACTATCGCCAGGTGCAATTCGATAGTTGTCTTCAACACTATCAGGGGTACTTACTTCAGTAATACTACTTCCAGGTTCCATACAAACTAATTGATGAGGCATTAGTGGAGGATTTCTCCAAGTCATACCGTCAGTAAGTTCTAATGATTTAAATTCAGCAGTAGTTGTATCAACATAGTTTAATAAAAATCTTCCGTTATTAACAAACCATGATTCATCTTTTTCTTTATGGAAGTGCATACTAAACTTAGATCCAACCTTTTCAAACACCATAATTTTACCACAATAGTGTTCGTTAGTTGCCCAGATTAATTCGTATCCCCAGCCTTTATCTACTTTACCTTCTAGTCTAGTTGGTTGCATTAATATACTCCTCGATTGTGTGCCAGTGTCTTATTGCTATAGCATTATGTAGTTTTGCATTATCTGCACAAGTGTATTCTTGATATTGACTTTTTAAATGAGTAGGCATTGGAATATATTCAATTTTTGCATCATACTTTTTAGCAATAATTTTAGCAACTTCTTCAACGTTGTTTGTTTTGCCTGTTCCTAAGTTATATAATCCACATGCATCTGTTTCGTGCATCATCTTTTCATGGACTACTGCAACATCATGTACACTTACACAATCTCTTTGATATTTGTCACTACCTTCAAATAATTTAATTACACCATTGTGTGCGGCTTGCTGTTGGAACTTGCTAACCAAACTCATTTGATCACCTTTATGCCCTTCTCCAGGACCATATACATTGAAGTATCTAAAGTTTTGTACAAGCATACCAAAGTTTTCGTATCCATTTTCTTTTAAAAACTTATCAATAAGAAATTTACTCCATGCATAAGGAGTTTGTGGATAAACAGGATCTGTTTCTTTAAAACTTGTGTTGTTACCATAAACAGCAGAAGTACTTACAAGCTGAATATTAGTATTATAATTTTCGCAAACTTGCATTAATCGTAATGTAAATTCATAATTATGAGCCCAAACTTTATCTATATCTCTTTCAGTAGTATCTGATATTGCACCACAATGTATTACCCAATCGTATGCTGATACGTCTGGCACTACATGTTCAACCCATTCAAAGCCTTCAACTTCGTGACCTTTTTCTGTTAGATAATTAGCAATATAACTACCAATAAATCCTTTATGTCCTGTTACTAATACTTTCATTTCTACCTCTTTTTACTATTATACTATCTTTAATTGTTGCTGTCAATCTTTTTAATTGTGCTTGTTGTACTATGTCCTTCAACTGTAGGAAATATAATAACTTTAGCTAAGTGATTTCCAACTACAGTATCAAATGTATAATCGCCACCTTTTACTATAATATCTGGCTCTAATTTGGTCATTGCTTCCAAAGGAGTATCTTCATCAAATATAATGACATCATCTACAAAACCAAGCTCTAAGAGCACTTCCTTGCGGGTGGTCTCATCGTTAATGGGTCTTAAATCACCTTTTAAACGCTTGACACTTGCATCGCTGTTAATACCCACTATAAGCCTATTTCCTAAGCTGTGTGCGTGTCTAAGTAGCTTTAAATGACCTATATGCAGTATATCAAACACTCCGTTTGTCCATACAACTACATCTTCTAAGTCGTCTTTTTTAAGAATATATGTACCAGAATGTTTTACACTTTCTGTTGATCCACGTACTGCAAGTTTTAATGACTTTCCATAATCATACCCTTGTGTAAGTGCATATACAAACCCTGCTAAGAAACAATCTCCAGCACCTGTAACATCAGATACTTCAACATTGTCTACCGGTATTTCATATTTTTTACCATCAATCGTAGCAATAACTTCATCGCCTGCATTAGTAGTAATAATGTTACCGTACCAACTATCAAATTCTAAAGATTCAAATTCGCTGTAGTTTGGTTTTACTAACCAAGCATTTTCATAATACCAAAAATTTTCCTTAGGATCAACAATTATCTTACAACCAAACGTATTAATATGTTTTATGATATCTCGTGCTTCGTCTAGTACACCCTTGTTGTAGTCACTTAGTACAACATATTCATACTGAGAAAAATTTGTTGCTAACACTTGTTGGAGTACAGCAGTACTGTCAGCTTGTGCGTCATCATCAATACGTGTAATGTAATGTCCGTCACAGATTATTCTTGTTTTTACACTAATCTGCCCAGGCGTTTCAAACATATCAACGTCAACACCCAAACTTTTTAAATTTTCGTATACAAGTCCTGCGCCACCTCTTGTTTCTTTTTCTTCAATATAAGTTATAACAGGTACAGGTGCTTCAGGGCTAATACGTGTTGATGTTCCGTAGATATATTTGTCGATTATTACATCGCCAAGTACTAAAACTTTCATTTCATACCCTTTATGTATTGTGTGTTGTCTGGTAAATTTTGAATACGTTGATCAAAAGTTTCAACATGATAACGATATGCACCGTCACTAATTTGTACATCGTTATTAAAATTTAATTCTTTTTGGGCAACTTCAGATGTTAATTTGCCTGTACCTGCAAGTACATAACTCCACAACGGCCAGCCCGCTCCTCCCTCTGGTCTTGGGAATAATGTTGCATTAGGTACTCTGTGTTTACAAACTTCGTGCATAGACTTTACAAAGTCAGTAGCTGTTGCACCGCTGTTAATATACTTCCAAAATTCTGTATCTTTACGCCCACATGTATAATGTGCTACTAAAAAGTCCTTCATTGTATCGTATAAATGAGCATTCTTTTTATTATAATCATCTACAGTTCCAATGTTACAGGTCTCTTCTTTAGTTGCTCCTAAGCAACCAAAAACAAAATGTTTTATTTGCATTATTGTTGTATGAATACTTGTTGCCTCTAATGGTTCTGCAAACGCTCCAGCTAGGCCAATTGATAATACGTTCTTAATCCAAAGTTTTTCTTGTCTACCACTATCAAATTTAATATGCCTAATTGGGTCAACTTTACGTCCAATTGTTTGTTCAAGTTCTGCATGTGCTTGATCAGGAGTAACAAAATCATCACAGAATACATAGCCACAACCGCGCCTGTGCTTTGTAGGTATTTGCCAACACCAACCATTATTTTGTGCCCAGGCATTAGTTACTGGCTGAATAACTTCATCATCTTCATATGGTAAATGAAACGGTAATGCACTGTTTACAGGTAAATTATCCTTGTAACTTTTCCATTTGCCGCCAACTGCATTAATTAATATTCTATTAAATCCAGTAGCATCAATAAACATGTCACCTTCTACTGTCTTGCCATTACTTAATTTTACTGAAGTAACAAAACCTGTTTCACTATCAAGTTGTACATGCTCTACTTCACTATCAATATGTTCAGCATGTGTAGCAACTTTTTTGAAATATTGCCCTGCAAGATGTGCATCCATATGATATGCATGATTGCCGTTAACTTGTACAAGGCTATTTTTATTGTGATGTATTTTATAACCAAGTTCTGTTGCAATGTGTAGTAAATCTTGATCTCTAAAGCCTAAAGCATGTTGAAAAACAATATCACCATGGTCATTACTAGTAGGAGTGCCATCAATAGGACCAATATAAAACTTACTAGGATCTTCATTCCAGCCTATATGTTTGATGCCTAACTTAATTGTAGCATCACACTCTTTAATAAAGTCTTGTTCATTACAACCAAGGTCCCACATTTCATTTTGTATAATAGTTGTAAGAGCACCAGTAGTGCTTTCGCCTACTCCAACTACTCCAACTTTAGTACTTTCAATACAAGTAACTGTATGTTCTGGCTTAATTTTACTAATTAAAAGTGCCGCAAGCCAACCGGCTGTACCACCACCTACAATAACTATTTTCATATCATTGTGTCTCTATCTGTACGACTCATAGCTTTTGAGAACCAGTCAACACCTAAGTTAGTAGTTTCAATTGCATCAGAGTGTGACATACTAACTATATGTCTTAGGTATTCTTGTTTAATAAACTCTTGTTGTTGAGCTTCTAGATCTAATTTTGGTATCCTTGATAAGTCAGAGTGTGTTGGATATCCCATTTGTATTAACCAAAGTTGCCAATTAGGTGGATGAAATAGTGTAACTGAATCTACTCTAGAGTAAAAACTTCTTTTAGGATCCTTTAACCAACGTTCATAAAATTTATGTTTGTCTGATTTTACATGTGTTTCTTTTACAAAATTCCAAAAAGGTGTATCCCATTCAGTATCAGCATAATGACTGTTAATAAAATCAACAGCATCATCATACCAATCCATCATATAATTATTGTAAGCACTAATTCTCTTGTCATCATACCATTGCTGGGGTATCATTTTTGCAAGTTCTTGAACACCTGTTGTCATACTTGCTAATCCTGTACTCTCTAACGGCTCAATAAATCCGCCACTTAGACCAATTGAAACAACATTCTTTTCCCAAAAGTTTTTACTATAGTACGGGTTCCAGTTAATAACTTTCATATCTTCTGGTTTGATTCTTCCATCCCAATGATCGCTAAAATATTGTTTAGCAGTATCAACGTCAGTAATATCTCTATTGAATACCATGCCACTGCCCATGCGTGACTGTGTAGGAATTTTCCAAATCCATCCATGGTCTACAGCAGGACAATTTACATATGGTGTACGTTCTTTTTCAATATCTTCATATTCTACATGTCCTGCAACAGCAGTATTTGTAAAT